TGAAAGGAATTGTACCGCAAACTTCAATGCCTTATCAAATATCCGATCTTCAATGGATTCCTTGGGTTGGCTCAGTACCTGATCTCCAAAAATTCTCGGTAAGTTGGCGACCCAATGCGAATCACGTTATAATTGTTTTTACCGACGAAGATGGCCAAAGTTATATGAATTCTCCGACCCTCCCTCCAATCGATGGAAAAACAGCATATGGAAATGGCTATATTACACAACCCATATTGTTAGACTTGATTAAACAAGATCCTAAGTTATCAATTTATACATTCACGCCGCTTTATTACAAAACATATAATTATGCTGGTAAATCAGGTGGCTGGGAGCCACTTTCTTTGGCCAGCGCATTAGGAAAGTGGTTCGAACTGACAAATTCAGCAACAGAGATATACGCACACCTCTCAGAAATTTTAAGCGAAACTGCATGTGGCGAAGAAGCGGGTACGACGCCATGAAATGGATTATTATAGCAGGCTTTGCCATTATAATAATGATTTTCGGATGCGATATTGAAGGTAAGATAGACGACGCAAGCATGAGATGCGAAGATAAGATTTCAGAGCTTTTAGAAGGCGCCGAAGATATATGTTTAACTAAAGAAGAAATATTAGAACTAATTACTTCCGTGCAGGGCCTTGAAGACACAGGAAACTTAAATGAAACTAATTACGAAGAAGAATAATGATTATTACTGAAAAAGCAATCAAAAAAGTACACGATTTAGCAACGCAACGAAATTTAGTAGATTGCGGTCTACGTATTATGGTAGTTGGCGGTGGCTGTTCTGGATTTACCTATGATATGGATCTGGAAACCAAGGAAAACCCAGGTGATCAGATTTTTGACGAAAATGGACTCAAAATTTATGTCGATCCCATGAGTTACCAATATTTGGACGGTACGACCATCGACTACATCGAGTCGTTTAAGTTCTCCGGATTTCACTTTGAAAACCCGAACGCGACTCGCACGTGCGGCTGTGGTTCTTCCTTCGCCGTTTGAAGCTCCTAGCTGAAAAAAATAAAAGAAAATTTACAGTTGGCGACTTAGTACAATTTGATATATCACATATATTAGGAATTGTAACTGACATAAAAATAGCTGAAACCTTTAGCCCTTTAGAAGAAATATTAGATGTACAAGTTCGCTGGATCGATGGCGAAGAGTTTTGGTGTTTAGAATTCACTTTAAAGCTAATTTCTAGCGTTAAGTAACTATTTAATAATACATATATAAAAAGGGTTCTCCTATGAAAAACGACATGATGCTTATAATGGAAAATTGGCGCAAAGGTCAAGAAAAACTTTTACTTGAAGGTAAAATTCTTGATTGGATTAAACAAAGCATTAAAAACGGCTTTAAGAAATTAACAAAGAAGCCCGAAGTGTTTGATGCAATGGTAGAAGACGCAAAAGCATCCTTCGAAGAAATAATGATGGATAAATTAAAAAACAATCCTGAAGTCCAAGAAATAGGAAGAGAAGTTGCAGATATAATTAACGCACAACAATCTTCAAATGATGAATTGGCTTTAAATGAGGGCTGGACGGATCCCGAACCGGCCGGCGCGCAGCCCGAAGATCCTGAAGACCCTGAAGACCCTGAAGACCCTGAAGATCTCGACCCAGAGACTCCCGAAACTGAAGAAAAAAAAGAATTATCCGATGATGATTTGAGAGAAATAGGTTTATCTGATGAACAGATTGATAAATACAGGGAGAAGTTTTCAGAAATAATTGCATCGAGCATTCTCGAAGCAGCGGAAGAAGCTACTGGTAAAGTGGCCCCACCAGAAGTTAAAGATTTCCTTGTGCGGTTTTTTAAACGATCATCGAAGATGATTGCATTTGGATTTGTTGATAACTTTATTATGATCACAGCCGGAGACTATATTGATCCTGAATTAAAGAATTTGTTAGGTACTTCTACTATGTTTGCAGCCGGAATAGGAAATATGATATCAGATGTCGCTGGTGAAGAGGCCGGCGGCCTACTCGACTCTACATTAGAAAAAATGGGCCTGGATATCCAGGATGTCTCTGATGAACAAATGGAGGTGTCGCCGGGCTGGATGCGATTTATGGACAGACGCGCAGGAACGTTTGGTGTCGCAATTGGCTGCCTTTTAGGAATGATTCCACTGGCATTTATGGAAGATAAGGAAAAAGATGACCGTGAAACTCTTATTTGAAAATTGGCGAGAATACCGATTGCAGGAGGCCGAAGAAGCAGAGACTGAAGAAGAAACTGAAGAAGAAACTTCTGAGGATGCTGTATTAGATTTATCAAGAGAGTTTGATTCTGGTTTCTGTAAATATAACCCCCTTATAAACGAGTATGCACAATACTCTCCAGATCAATTAGCTGATGTATTAATGTTTGTAATCGGTACACAACAAATGAGGTGGTATGATGTAGTGCCAAAGTTTCCAATATTATTAAAATTTGTTCATGAAAATGATGGTTTAATGACTGATAAAAATTTGCTGAACCCGGGCAAAAAGAAACCTAGATATGATTTTTCTGGATTTGGCCAATTGGTTATGGGCCCGCGCAAACATGCAATTGATTATTTGTGGAAAAACAGAGAAAAGATATATTCTAGTTTTAGTAGCTTGTTCAGTGAATATAATAATTCTAGTGGACTAAAAAAAGAAGAAGCATTGTTTAATATTTATTTGCAAACATTAACATTACCAGGATTTGGCTTACCAAAAGCGGCGTTTGCAACTCAATTAATCATTGGTCGTTTGGGTTGTATTGATTCAATTAACCTCAACATATATAAAGGAATATCAAAAGAATTTAACATATTGACACCTGGAGGTAAAGGATTTCGAGCACCTAAAGTTACTACATCTGGTAAAAAAGTTATTCAAGCGGGGGAATTCGATAGCAACATAATTAAGCTCGGACCTAGGGGCATTGAATTGGCCGAAAAATACGTAGAATTTTTAAGGCAAATTGCAAAAGAAACTGGTGCTAGTGATATCTCTCACAAATTGTGGGATTCTTGGGTAGAGTTGGTAGCTAAAAAAATCAACATAAAAGACGACATCAAAGTAATAATGCCAGATGGGTCTGAGCATGTTGTACCTAATGATTATTCCAAAAATATAAAAGGAGCAGAAACAAATCCTTCTGCCGCCTTCAGAAAAAAATATATAGGTAAAATAACCGGTCAAGATGTTTCTAGACAACATCATATACCAACAATGAATGAAAACAAAAAAGATCAACTATTATTTGAAAGCTGGTCCAAATATTTTTATAACTCTTTAAAAGAGCGTTTAATTAGAATAAAGGTCAAAACAAGATGAAGTTATTATTTGAAAATTGGCGAAATCATTTAGCTTCCCTCGAAACACAACTTTTGATTGAGGGCATTGTAAAAGATGTCAAAACGAAATATATACATATCTCTGAAGTGATTGACCATCTGGTAGAAAATCTACAACCTTTCGACGGGATTAAATATCTTAGGTGGGCGGCTAAACAGGCCATGAAATCTTATGATGCGGCGAAGGCTCACGATCACGTCGATCCCAAAGAACCCGCAATGGGACAGGCAGTCATGTTAATTCCACAAATTAAAAGATTCGATGAATCTAAGCAACGCTTCCCGAAATTTGGCTTCTCTACAGATATTAATTCTTATCAGTCTTTCGAAGATCTACAAAGTGCAGTTGAAACCGTCGAGGCAGAAGAAACACAGAAAACAAAAAGAGCAGAAGAAAAGCGCGCAGCTTTTAGCGAAGCGGATATACTTACAGGCCAAGATAAAGGTGATGATTTTTTTATTGTTCGCCCATATACGAAAAAAGCCGCCTGTTATTTTGGTCAAAGATATGGCGGCACACAAGTAAAATGGTGTATCACTCAAGAAGAGATGGACTATTTTGATGACTACACTGATCGTGGAGACGCCTTTTATTTTGTTTTTCCGACACATCTTTCAAAGGATAATCAATATAAAAAATTAGCTTTTGTTTTTAACTCAGATCTGCGCGTTACAAGCGTATGGGATGCGCCGAATAGTACTATAGACAAAGAAGAACAAGAGCAAGTATTCGTACAAAATCTCCTGCGCCAGGGTGAAGAAGAAGGAGCCTGGATGACCTATTTGTGGGCCACGGAGGGCAAGTTTGAAGATGAGGCGACCCAAAAAGATATAGAAAAATATAATCAAGCATTAAAAAGACTCGGATTACCCACATTAACCACAGTAAATGAATGGAAGGTCAAGAGAAGTGAGGACCCATCGCCCACCGAAGCGATTGCTCAAAGCCGTCTGAGTGAATACAAGAACGATGTACAGAAAGAAATTAAGGATTGGTCAAACGAAGCAATTCTCAAAAAGGCAAAAGACGCCCTGCGCGCAGTTGAAGACGATACCCGCGAACATCTAAGAGAGAACCCGGTTGAATATACTGGACCAACATTTGCAGACTTTGAAGAGATCAAAGACGAGTACGAGGAAGAAGCAGAAAACATATGGATTGACCTTGAAGAATCAGATGATCCTCGCAATCCGTATTGGTCCGCGGGCGGCCAATTTGATTTTGTTCAAACAGATGAAGAAGGAAACGAGCACATATTTGAATCAGATGATATACTGAATATGCTTGAACAGTCGTCCACCGAGGCTGGTATTTATATGGAGAACATCCAGGCCTCTATTGACGGTGGTGCAAACGTTCATTTCACCGCGGATCGTGATGAACATGGCTTAGAAGGATTTAGGTCATGGATCAATAGAATGAAAGAATGGGATGAAAAATGGGATGAATTGTATGCTGACACGCTTAAGGCGCTGAAGCGACAAGAAATTTCAAGAGCCCGAAAAGGGGGCATGCCCGAAACTAAACATTTCAAAATAGAAGAAAAAAGAGAGGATTTAGAAGCTACTGCGGTGATAGAACTTAAATTACCAGGAGTACTTAATTTGTTAGGCGACCTCGGCGCCATGGACGAAGTCGAGTCGCACAGAGCAAGAGTAAACCTCAAGATAAAAACTAGAGATCTCTTCGATAGATATACTATAGCCAGAAATATTTATTTTAAAAGAATACAAGCCTATATTGATGAAGCTGAAAAAATAGCTGCAAAACAGTTAAATCTGCCGGGCATTGATGCACCGGAAAAAGAAAAAGTAGGTATACCCGCACTTGATGGGGTCTTTGCCAATACAAACTTTGATGTAGACAATGAAACTTTATACACTACACTTATGTTTACCATCCGCGGAGCACGTCAGGATGATGAAATAGAATATATTGTAAACTTCATTAAATATCTAGATGATCATTTCGAAGAAATGATGCAAATATTAGCAGATTCAACGATACAGATGTTACGCAGAGCTATTAAACAGGGGTTAGAAAATTTATTTGATTTTGGAGCACCGCCCGAGTCAAGCCTATCAGAATCAAAGAAAAGAACCAAACTTATCATCGAGATAAGAAAAAGAAAACAAACATAACTATTTAATATATAATGCCTTGTACAATCAACAACAACACTTCCCACGACCTATCTCAGTTGGAAGACTTAACCAAGAAATTAGTTCCTTTTGCGCAAAAGCAAATAGGCTTTAATCGACCACCAACAATTAATTTTAATGATGACGAAAATAACGCAGCTAACCCGCTTGGAAGAACGGCGCAATACGATCCTTCAAATATGGAAATTATTATCTTTGTTACAGGGCGCCACACAAAAGATATTCTGCGCTCAATTGCACACGAGCTAGTTCACCACGGACAAAATTGTAGAGGCGATCTGGACGGTGACATTCAGACAGAACTTGGTTATGCACAAAACAACAAACACATGAGAGGGATGGAGCGCGAAGCGTACGAAGTCGGCAATCTTTGTTTTCGAGATTGGGAAGACGGGATAAAACAGCAATTACCGCTACATGAAACTATTTATAGGGAATCTCTTATAGGAGGAGAAAGCATGACACTTAAAAACTGGAGAATCAAGGAACTTAATGATCTTATGATGGAAAAATGGGGGTATAAACCGCCCGTTAAAAAGAAGCTTGATGAAGAACTTGATGCCTACATGGATATGCTCGATTATCAAACTGGTGAAGAGAGTTTAGATGAAGACGACGATGACGATGACGGTGATGGCGATGGGGACGGCGATGACGATGATGAGTCTAGTAGTCATCTACATTTAAATCCTCAAAGCCCTACATTTAGGCTCAAAATAAAAAGCGGCCGAAAGCGACTGCAGGAAGTTGTCCCACCGAGAAAGCCGCCGCGAAAGCCGCCGCAGAGAAGGCGAACAGCGGCGGATATACAGATTAAGAAGGCCGCCGCTGTGGGACACCACCGGACATTCTGGACGACATTTACATGGGCCCCGCGCACTTCACCAGCTAGTTGGACCCCTAGACAAGTTCACAAAGCCTACAAACAACTTCATCTGACAAAGGGCAAGCTGAAGCCCGGAAGCTGGCCCGGCGAGGCTAGGGTCCGGGTAGCTTTGGAAAATATGTACAACACAGGAAAATTTACATTACCACCCGCCCCGATGCTTCCAATACGCAGGTGGGAAAAAGAAGGAAGAGTAAAAAAAGATAAAGATAAACGAACAAAAGAGCAACAAAAAAAAGATCATGACAAATTAAAAGAACTAGAACGAGATTTTTGGGAAGAAGGGCCAGAAGTTATACAAAAAGGCCGCTGGCGGCGATGGTGTGGGGGGCACAAAGGTGTTTGTACACTACTCTGGGTTGCCGGTATTGCCACCGCCACAACATTCCTCGCTAAATCATTTGACGTAGACTTGCTACAGCACTATCGCAACTGGCAAAAAGGGTCAGCAACACCTCGCGCGGCGGAGTGGGAAACAAAAGTAGGTACCATAGAAGGAAGCCCGGGCGAACAAATACCAGCTGCGCCGGTCACAGCACCAGTAAAACAAGCCACCGCGGAGAAGTGGAAAACTATAAAGAAAGACGGTACCCCATGTCCTACAGGCACCTGGACTCAATTAACAGCTCATGGGGATCCCGTAGAATGCGGAGTTTCATTGAACGGTCAGATTAATCCTGATACCAAAAGAAAAACGGCGAAGTGTAAGTGGGTAAATGGGTGTCCTGAATTTAATCCCACTATCGAGTAAAGGAGACTATATATTGAATATTTGCCTTAAAAAGTCACCCCCCTTGCTCACCGAACAACAAACAAAACCGAGCGGCATTTCTGCATACGTTGTAGGCACCATAGATGGTACGGTATTAGGAAACTATCGCGGCAATAAAACTTTTTATGGCGCGTCAATGGAAAAGCCTATCCTGGCATTAATGAATGCCATATATTATACTAATATAAAATACCATACGATTACTACTAAAAAAGATGATGAATCACATGAAGCTCATGTAAAACGGGATAACAAAGTATTTGCTATGGCCAAACGACTACAGCACGGGTGGATAACGTGCCCCGAGCAGTTAACGGGGGCGCCCCCAATCTGCTCAGAACTCATTCTTGACGAGAAGATTTTCTACCAAGAGGCAAAAAATCATTTATTAACAGATGAAGAACTCGATGGACTTTTGGGTTATCGTGGGCTAAATTCGAATGCTGTGAATAGAAGTATCAAGGGCACAAACCCCGGCGTTAAGTGGAGCACAGCCGACAAACGATATACAAATAGTAGAAATGGTAGGTGTACACCAAAACCGTGTGGCAAACCACCGCTGGCGGTCCCAATTTCTGCAATGAAGCAAATTTTACAAGATATTGACCCTAACGGACTTTTAAAAGGAATACGATTTGCAAATGGTCGACAGACCGCCTTAAGCATGTACAACTTCATGATGTTTTTACTAAATGCAGAAACAATACCCGCGCTAAAGGATTACAACCCGCAAGTAAAGAGAATTTTAAATTATATGACGCGAAGCGTATTCGGCGACACATACCCTGGTGGGTATGATCGAGACTCAGCCGGGATTATTAAATTAAAAAAAGAATTGAATCGTTACTGGCCTAATAAAATTACGAGCATATGGGGAAAAGGAGGGTTCACACAAAAAACACCAGTTTTAAACTATGCTCTCGTAATCAACAACCAATATATATTAGTTGTATATACTAGACAACCAATAATGAACACTGCGTGCAAACCACAACAATATCGCTGCGCTAAAAATGCAGCATTTCCACCACTTACAAATGCAATAGTTCAAGCCTTGTCGAGTGCAGAAGTATTTGGAGCACCAACAACACAAGTTAAGAAAAAAGCAACATTTATAGACATAAGTAAGAGTGAAGAAGTGCCTGAGAATATAAGTTTTTTCCCAGGTACGAAAAATGCATGCGGTACAGCTGCCATGCAACGATATGTGATGATCGTCTTAGGTACCAATTTACAAAATTACGAGTGGTGTGTTGGAGACATTAGTAAATGTCCAACTGGCGGACCTATCGCGGGACATGATTCTCATAAAATCGGCATTGATATTGATGTAGCTCTTCCAACGGAAAGCCGAGGCCTCACAGGCTGCTCGACCAACCAAAAAGAAGGAAAATGGATAAAAAAGGGCGGCCAAAAATTTAAAAATATAACCCCCGAACAATTAGATGCTACCGCTGCATTCAATTTTTTAAAAGCAACAGCACCATGGGCTCAGTATGTCGGCGTAGATAAACAATTCTGGCCGAAGATAAAGGAAGCTGCCGAAAAAGCTGGAATGGTCAAAGATAGCGCAGCATATAAACGTACCTTCTCTGTGTTGAGAGCGTGGAAACACCATAAAAGCCATTTTCATGTACGACTAGGGACGAATACCGTAATCCGGGTGGCCCCGACGAAAGCCGGCGGAGCCACTACTGTCACAGCAACCGCACAACCCAGTATATCTTCCGAGATAGAAAAAATAGGCCAAGAAAAAGGCGCCGCCGTGGTGCGCTGCAATCAGTGGAAAGTCGAGGAATATAAAGACGCCAACAACAACGCCTGTGTGAAGGGGACAGCTGGGTGCAAGAAACGTGGTCAGCCGGCGCCCGGATTTGAGTATGATCCAGATTTTTCTTTTGCAGATTTTTATTGTGATCTTGAGCTTTGGGCGCCCTGGATTGATAAGAATCTTAAAAGCGCTGAAGACATTTTAAAAAAGTACGACGCAACACTTAATTGGATTTATGATGGTGGTCACGATAAAGCAGCCGATGTATTGCAAAAGGCATGGCTGCAAGCAGAGATTGCGGACAAACTAAGCCAACAACGAGAAGAAGAGATTGATTTCATGGGCCCCGAATGGCAAAAGTTGCTGCAGCAGCTTAAAAATAAACCCGGAGTCTCGTACCCCACTCCTATTAATTGTGGCGGTCGCGACGCTCTTTGTGGAAAAAACCAAACATGCGAGGAGTGGCCAGGGAAAAAGCGATGGAGATGCGTTTACAAAAAGAAGGAGGTAAAAGAAAATATGCTACCGAAAAGTATTAATAAGACAATACATTTGTCTATTCAAAAAACTAATTATAAGAAGTACCTTTTGGAGAAAAAGCCAGTGAAGGCTGAAAAAATAAAAATAAATAAAAACCTCCTACAAGAAAGCATTAAACAAAAGCTATTAAATAACCCACAGCTATTAGATCGGCTCGCTTTAAACGAAGGCCCTGTTAGGTGGTTGAGAGAATTCGTCGCTATTTTTAGGGGAATGTTCCCCAAAATGGCGCCACGAGGAAAGGGCACGTGGGAATTTGTAAAGAGAGCATCAAAACGGTCAGCGAACGTTATGGGAGGATCTTGGAAACTGACAAAGCACATGAGACACACTCTATTTAATAAGTACGAGGGCTTGGCGACAGGGATTTGGATGACGAGCATGTTTTTAGACGACGAGGGCGATCAACCCCTTACACAAATCTTCAATGCGTTATATTCGAACTTCACCATGAGCGGCCAACTTATTTATATCTTTCAAAGGTATGGCATGAAAAACCGGTCACAACAATTTATATACTGGACCCAGGGAAGGCCCGAAAGATGGGAAAAAATGGGAAAAAAACAATACCTTATGCTTCCACGTAATAGGTACAAAGGAGCCGTCGAGTGCGAAGAAGATGCTGAAGGAAATCTCGTCGATACAAACTGCTGGGCTAGCGATGATTTTTGTGGTGATCTAGAAAAAAAGTACCAAGGCGCCAAATCCTGTGGGCCCTCCTATTCTGGACATACATCTGGTCTCGGGACATCGTACTGGACATTTATGAATCCATTCCTGTTTGCACAGAACGTCAAACAATATCTCAAAGCAACTGATACACTGCCCGAAGATAAGAAAAAGGAAATTATTGACTCCTTTGATGCTGCGATGTCTGCAACAAGAAACTTTGAAAGCCAGTGTGGCAAAATGTACCCTGAAGATGAGAAAGGTCAGAAGGTATGTCTCCTATTGGGCAAAAAAATGCTTGCTGCGAATACGGCAATGACGCTCATCTGGGATAAATACCTTGGCGCACTTCAAACACCAGAAGGATCGCCGTATTCTCCAACAAGCCCATTCATACATTCTCCCGAGGCTCAAGAAAAGAGCAGAGAGGTGAAAGAAAAACAAAACGTGGCCATGCAACTACAGTATGGATATTTTGTGTTAAGCAAGTGTGAATATTATGTCAAAAATGGCCCACCAGGCGGGGCGCCAGATCCGGTTTATGACTGTAAAAATCTAAGTCCTAATTACAAACGATGCGCCTCAGAGTGTCCACAGAAGCATACAATGGTTGGTGGGCGCCCCGGCGATCTACTTGAGCTAGGTTCATCTCCTATGAATGGCCCGGGCTTTAAATATTGGTTCCAGAAGTACGTTAATGATCCTAAAAATAATTTTGGTGGCATAACTGCGTATGAAGCAATGTGTATGTTGGTAAATACTGGCAACACCAAAGGGTGCAAAAGCCCCGGCGTGGATCCGGAACTATGGCCATTGACGGCGCGCCTATGCGGCATTTGTCCCCAACTTAAAAAGGGGCAAAGAGCGAGTGCCCATGAGTATGTATATGGGCCCCCCGGATGGATTTCACCAGCTACTAAAAAGACGCTTCCTGCGCGCCCAACTGCGCCGCTGACCAGCGACGAGCCAGAAGAATTCCAACCAGAAGAGGAATACTAATGGGAACACCAGGACATATGGCACACCCGTTTGGCGACGAAGATCATCCTAGTTTATGGCAGCGCGTCAGAACTGGTCAAGATTTACTACGATACTTTCACGATATCAAAGAATTTCTCGAATTAAATCCTGGTAGTCTTAAAATTGATGGCATCAATGTAAGTTTTAAGCTTATAACCACAGAAGGCGGCAAAAAAGAATTCCGAATGGATCGTGGTACAACGTACACTGAATCTGTTATCGGAATGACCGCTGAAGATGCCTACAAAAAATGGCTACCCACACTAGAAGCTGATCCTGAAAAAACAGAAATGTGGAATACCCTTGGAAAAGATGAACAAAGAAACGCTTTTTTAAGGTTTCGCGAACTGCAATCCGAGCAAAAAACAGAAGAGGAAATATCTCAAGAAATGGGAGCATATTTTCAGAGCATAGAAAGATTGCCTGATGAACATGTTCGTATGCTGCCTGGATTGTTTGTGGATGGATCATTTAAAGAACATGGCATGCCGGGCGCAATCAAAACTCTTTTAGAAATATTCAACGAGGCCTTACCAAGTATCCAGTACGAGCTTAAAGATTTGGGAATGTGGGACAATCCCCAAAAATTCTTTAACACTGAATATGTCGAAGGAAAAACAAACGTCCAACAATATGATAAAAACTTTTTAGCTATTCATGGTATTAATCAATTCTACGAAAAGAAAGCTCCTAAGTCTTGGGTAGCAGCTGGAAAATCCATGGACCGCAAGGGACTAGAAAGACCAACAAACCCCAAAACTGGTAAACTCGTTAAAGACGCAGGCGTCGAAATTCTTTATAATAGAGGCGCTTTAGAATCTCTTATCAAAAAAGTTAAACCAATTGCCTCGCAGCGCGGATTTGAAATTTATGGCGATATACCAACCCAACTCATAGCAGAAATCGATTATACTGAGACTCTCGGATCTCCTTTTACAATTCAAATGACGGCGGAAGAGCAAACCACACATTCTTTAAGTGAATGGCTTGAGGAAGTACATAACCCTAAAAATGAAAAAGTTACAAAAGCCGATGGAACAACGGTCCCAGCTATTGGCAAAGATGTTTACATGGCAGTAACAAAACATATTCCCCTTACTGAATATCTCAAATCTCCAGAAGACGTAAAGAGGGCCGTTAGCGGCGCCATTTTTAATCACGCGACTCGAATGCTAGGAAATGACGTTAAGAGCGCTCTAGATAGCTCTATGGGCTCCGTAACGGATCATGAAGGGGTAGTACTTAGGGGGATGGAAGATTTTCCAGTAAAAGTCACTGGAGAATTTATTGTTGGCGGTATGCAAACAGCATTTCGAGAGGGGGTGATAAAAGAAGTCGAAGAGCTAAAAGGCATAAAAGATGTAGAAGAAGAATACAACATAGAAACTGTTAATATGGATGAGCCAGAAGCAAAGAAAAAGATTGCTTTAATTCCAGGGGGCTTTAAACCGCCACACAGAGGACATTTAGCTTTAGTTACACACTATTTAGAAGAAGTTGCACCGGACGGAAAAGTAATTCTTTTTATGGGCAGTGGAGGCAAAACGCCGCGAACAATTCATGGGAAAGCTATAACTTATGAACACGCTTTACAAGTATGGAAAATATATTTAAACAATGAAAATATTGCGTTCCCCAATGAAATTTTAGAGATTAAAGAAATTAAAGACGCCGGCCCAGTTGGTGCAGTTGTAGACTATATTAAAGAAGTCGACCCAGATAAAGAAATTATTTATTTAGGCGCCGGAGAAAAAGATTCCGAACGATGGAAATTTATGCTTGATAACCCCAAGTATAACCCCAATAATGTAAAAGTATTTATTGAGCCTGTACCAAACTATAATGACAAAGAAGGCAAGCCAATGAGCGGCACAAATTTTCGTGATGCCATAGAAAGCGCCGATGAAGAATTAATTAAAAGCTACATGCCAGAAGCTAGCCAAGATTCTTATAGAGAATTCATGGACGCTTTTGAAGATAGGCTAAAGGAGTCCCAGCAGCCGCTGGGCATATTTCTGCGGTTAATAGAGCAGACGCTTAATGAAACAATACCTGGTAGCGATATGACTAATATGTTTGGTTACGCTGCTGGGAACCTGAGCAATATAACTCGCCCCGATATCGCCACTGGATCGGAAGAAGAGGAAGAAGTAGAAGAAAAGCCAACGGCCAAAGACGTATTCGAAGCATTTATTGCTGCGATAAAAGGCGTAGCAGAAGAAAGTGGTGTTAAAAATGGCGATGACGAAGAATTAGAAGAAATATCGGCGATGGGAGCAGGCGCAGTTGAAATGGGCGCAGGCAAGCGCGATGATAAAGAGAAAGAAACGTTAATTCGTGAGGTTGAAGACTATTTATTTAGTACTTTAGGAGATATTTTATGAACCAAGAAGAAGCAAGGCTCAGAGCATTGATTAGAAAAGGCATTCAGATTGTAACAGAGCGCAAAGAACAGCAACAAACTGAAGTACAAAGATTACGCAATGTTATTCATCATTTAATTGGCGAAGTTAAAGGTACCACCGATGTTGCCGATAGAGTAATTCATAAAAATAGCGGAATTAACGTTTTAGACACTCTCCTAAAAAATGTTATTAAACAAATAGAAAGCTATTATAAAGATCTCTCTTCAAATGATCAACAGCGTAAATCCTTTAGATATCACTTTTTAATTAATTTTAAAAATGCTCTCGCGCCCATTAATGCAAATAGAGACGCACCAGATAAAGAGGCATTAGCAGAGCAAGATCTTAGTGTATTAATCGATGATGAACTAGATGATGAGGACATTGATACTCCTCCCGATGAATCAAAATTCCTCCCCGCGAGACCTCAAGATGAAGAAGAAGCCAAAGACGAAGAAGAAAAAGAAACTGGTTTTATTAAGTTAGACTCCGATGATCCTTCGGTTCGACAGGGCGCCGCATTTGCTGAAAAAGCCTGGAATGATGTAGAGAATCAAATTCAAACTGCATACGAAGATTTGATTGATCCAGAAGATGCCGCGGCATTTTATGATTGGGGTCTTACAAATTTAAAACTTTATTTTGATAAATTTGAAGATGAAATGGCAGAATCTGGACAAGAACCGGAAAGTCCCGATTACCCACCAACGGGGCAGGCCCCTCTAGAAGAAACATATGAAATATGAAACTAACTAAATCAAAACTTAAACAGCTAATCAAAGAAGAGTTGCGAAAAGCGCTTCATGAATCATTTGATGAAAAAGAGTTTCAAACTTGTGTACAACAAATAATAACTAAAGACTACACGGGTACTAATTTCCAAAAGAAATACGACGCCACAATGTCATGTTGTACAGAATACTGGAAAAGAACGGGTCGATCCACTCACGAAACATACGATCAAAATGTTGCAGATTGTAAATATGTTCGATGCATCCAAATAATAAAAGGCACTAGTGGCTACCAAAAGGCTGATGCAAGTGGGAAGAAAGAGCGTATGCAAAGGTGCCGTCGGTGGCATCCTTGAAAATATAACTAACTAATTACTTAAATATTATACCATATTTCAGAATTTAAATTAAGATGGCATGGAATAAAAAAAGAAGACTCTTTGGAAAAAATGCTTATTACAGCATATCCAAAAAATTAAGAAGAGAAGGCAAATCTAGCGAAGAATTTGAGCTAATGCTCAATGGCCTTTCTTTAGAAGATGTTATTGCCCTTAAATTAGAATTAGCAACAAGACCATTCGGCGGTAAATCTTTTGGAATTCCCATATGGCATTCCATGAGAGAAATTGTACAAGACGCTGTGCTTAAAATGGCCCTATCTACCACTAGATCAAAAAAAGAAGCTGCGAGATTTTTAGGACTCATTCCTCAAGACTTCAGGAAATTAATGAAGAAATACAAGACTGAGAGCTTTTTTGAAGAAAAAGATTAAAAAAACTTGACATATAATATAATATTGTATATACTTATTACAGATCTTTAACATGGGGACGAAACGGTTTCGACGAAGAGCGAAGAAAATAGCACGCAAGACTGTGTGAGTAACACAGTAAAAATGCTCAAACTTTATAAATGCCAACGATAACGTTGAATTTGATTACGCCTTAGCTGCATAATCGGAAGTTGTTAGTGACTTTCTAAAAGAACACTAGACGTTTTCAATTTTAGGAAAAATTGATAGGAACTTAGTCATTTTGGTGACTATGTATATCTCGGTAGCCAACACCTTAAGTTGGTAAATGGATTCCCTGACTTTGATCAAGGTGGCTGGTACTTCGGCGGTGAATGTACCAATTTCTTGTATATCGCGTTATTTTTGATTCTTTTCGGACTCGGGTTCGACTCCCGACGTCTCCACCAAAGACATAAAAGGAGAAATTATGAGTGGACTAGTAGGTTATTTAGTTACGCTTGCAGCAGGTGCCGTTATTGGCATCGCGCTGGTTAAGAAAGGCGTAGTATAATGGAAGAAACTCTAAGAACAAAAGATTGGAAAACTGTTGGTACTTTTTCAACTTACGAAGAAGCAGACAATCTTCGAAAAGAATTAGTAGAAAAACATACATCAGTTAAAGTCAAGAGAGGGGCCCTAGCAAGCAAAGAAGATGTTTTTAGAGTTAAATGCTGGGACCCTCCTCCTATTAAAAAAGAAATAAAAAAAGAACGAAAGCATCTTAACAGGGGCAAAAATAATAGAAGGCAGCTAAAAAATGAAAACAGGAAGATACGCGCTGGACGAAACAAATCGGAAGATTTTTATCGGAAGTAAAGTGAAATACAAAAATCGTATTTTTCTTGTTGAGGACATTCAATATTTAGACTGGACTATTAAGCAATTTTTAACCCTTGTAGATAATAAGAATAAAAATAAAAAATTAGAATTTATCTCACCTAAAGATGTAAAGGCACTACGTTGAAAAAAAATATATTGATTGTTGGTACTGGCACAATTGGAGAACCTCTTATTGGTCTCCTGGCAGACTTCAGAAAAAAATTAAATATTGGACATGTGATATTTCACAAGCGCACCCCCCTAGTAGACGAAGTGGCAAAAGTTAATAGTTTAATAAAAAGAGGTGCGAGACTGGCTGTAAATGAGGATCTGATTCCAGCTTTTAAAGACCTGGGGCACGATGTAAAATATGATTTCCAGACAGCGTTGAAGGCGGCGGATGTTGTAATTGACTGCACCCCCGCTGGCAATGAACATAAAAAGAAGCATTACGTAAAATACCCAGGCAAAACTTTTATAGCACAAGGAAGCGAAAAGGGATTTGGAGTGCCATATGCACACGGCATCAATGACGAGGTACTCGATAAGAAACCAGCTTTCATTCAAGTTGTTAGTTGTAACACACACAATATTGCTTCTATTTTAAATTCAATCGACCCAAGCGTTGCTAGCATAGAGCGTGGAGACTTTGTTTGTATTCGGAGAGCTAACGATATAAGCCAAGAAGGGGGCTTTATACCTTCCCCACAGGTAGGCGCCCACGATTCTGAAAAATTTGGTACCCACCACGCCAAAGATGCATATGACCTGTTTCGCGCGAAGGAAAAGTTTGTTAATATTTTTTCAAGCGCCCTTAAAGTTAATTCTCAATATATGCATATTATTCGCTTTAATGTGGTAGCTTATGGATACATATCAAAAGAAAATTTAATTAATCGCTTTAGAGAGAATAAGTTTGTAGCACTCACCCACAAAGAAGCTACAAATAGAGTATTTTCTTTTGGGAGAGACCATGGATATTATGGACGTATTTTTAATCAAACGGTAATATCAATACCAACCCTCGCAGTCGAGAATCTACCGGGCAAAACAAAAATAAGTGGATTTTGCTTCACGCCACAAGATGGAAACTCACTTCTCAGCAGCGTTGCGGCCGCACTATACGGAATATACGAAGAAGAATATCTTTCTAAAATGAAGTTATTTGATGATTTTCTTTTTGCGGAGATCTAATGAAATTTAATCGTAGCTACGTTTGCGAACCAAATAATATATCGATAACAGCTGAAAACACTCCCCACCACAGCAAGGGAATCAAACTTATTTTTTATTTTGACAATAAAGAAGCATTTGCCACAACACAAGGTTTACCAACATATATTCCCGATAATGATGATATTGATAATATAGTTCGTTCCTATTGTAATTTGATAAAAGGCTGTACTAAAAGGTATATACAAGACAGATTTCCAACAGATAAAGTAATGGTAATCATGTTAGTAAATAAATCTTTAAAGACGGTGCGCGCAAAAACTGGAAAGCTAATTTGGAGAAGCTAGCTAAAGGTGATAATATTTAGCACTTTTTTCTTCAATAAAGTCCATCAATGAGTTATAAGGTGGCCCAATAGAAATTTGAGGAAATCTTCTAAGTAACGAGTGAATTAACCCTATTAATTCAAATTTATCATTTAAAACCATTGATCCTGAAGATCCCGGCGCCGCCATCAAAGTGTAGACAGAAACGCGATCAAGGCCCCATTTGTTAGTGGCTTCTCCGTTATAAAAACCCTCATTGATTGGCACCATTTGATAATCGAATATTCCTATGGGCGCGCCAATATTGTATATACGGGATCCAGGCAATGGCTTGTATGCCGCAACCTTTAGTGGGGGCCTACGTAAGTCTTTAGAGAAGAGCATACATATATCACTAGCATTATCTTTTGTTAATAAACGGGCTTTATATTTTTTACCATCAATATCGATCAATTTAAATGTGGTATAAAAAGCGGTGGGCGCCGAAGTGCAAACATGAGCAGCGGTTATAACTAAACTTCCATTATTGGTATTTTTTATTACAAAGCCAGATCCGATATAATGAGCAGTCTGGCCAATTTTAAAACATCTCTTAAAAAGACATATTTTACTTTCTTCCTTCACAGTCACAAACATAAAAGATTCGCGAGGTAAATTATGAGCCGTTTCTTCTGCGGTATAGTTATAAGTATTTCTATGATGGTGGTGAGTATATGTACAAGTCATCAAAAAAAGAACTAATAAAGGCATTAGAAATTTTTTCATTTCTTAGCCAACTCCAATTTCCATTTTATTTTAACACTTTTCTTCCCATTCTTATCTTTGAATTCCTTTTCTTCATATTCTGCAACCACTCTCATTCCTTTATTTGTCCACTTTGCAACCACCTTTTCAGGATCCATTTCAGGATAGCGACCCATTACTACGTCAATTATAAATTGTATACTTGCTTTAATAAGAGCTGCATCTTCTGTTTCATATCGCGTGACTACATGCTTTTTTTTATCCTTATGAATTTTATCCAACCAAACAAGACATCTTGCAAATTTGGGTAAAATTTGCATTTTAATTGAGGCCTCCTGTGATGCGCTAACTTCATATAAAAATCCTTTAATGGCATATACCTGGTCGTTATCCATGGGGGTACAACCCTTCTCACATAAGGCGATTTTAGCTTGCGCTATAGTCGGGATAAGTAAGAATGTAACTATCAATGCTTTTTTCATTTTTAAAAAGTCTCCTAATAATAACTATGAATGAATTAAAACAACAGTTCTTTTTCTTATTAAAATAATTAAAACTATTTATAATGTGTATTAAATACAAATTATTTATATGGCGAAGAAAACTTATATCCTAGACACAAGCGTGTATTTGACAGACGCTACCGCAATAACGGCTTACCACAATAATGATATAATTATTCCATTTAAAGTGTTGGAAGAAATTGATAAGCACAAAAAACGACAAGACAACGTTGGTTCTAATGCTCGAAGAACAATTCGGACGTTAGATTCACTAAGAGAACGAGGGTCTTTATATAAAGGTGTTCGTTTAGCCAAGGGCAAAGGAATCGTCTTTGTTAAAAGCTGTGATAAGATCACAAAAAATTTAGATTTATTTGTCGCAGACAATGAAATAATTACAGTTGCGTTAGAAGAACAACAACGAAACCCCCAAAGAAAAGTAATTCTTGTTTCACGCGATATTAATATGCGCGTTAAATGTGATGCGTTGGGTCTTTTAACAGAGGATTACATTATTAATCAAGTAGTTGAAGATACGGATCATTTATATACAGGCTTTAAAACACACCTCGTTGATGAACAAACTATTGATCAATTTTATAATGGTGAAAAAATTTACTTAGATAAAGAAGAAGTTAAATTACAGCCAAATCATTTTTTGATGCTAGTTTCAAATTCGAATGAAAAGAAAACAGCACTTGCAAGATTTTATAGTTATTCGAAACCACTTAAAAGGATTAATGGAGAATACAAACAGGGAATATGGAGCGTTCGTCCCCGGAATAAAGAACAAAGCTTCGCTTTTGAATTATTGATGGATCCAGATATACGAGTTGTAACATTAGTTGGAAAAGCCGGCAGCGGCAAAACGCTTTTGACAATTGCTGCAGGCCTTGCACAAGTTGTGGAAGAGTCAAAAGAATCTATATACAAAAGATTAATTATTTCACGCCCAATTGAACCCTTGGGCAAAGATATTGGTTATTTACCAGGAACTATGGAAGAAAAAATGATGCCATGGTTAAGCCCAATCCAAGATAATTTAAGATATTTAATGGGGAACGATAAAGAAACCTTAAGAATGTATACTTCACAAGGTATAATAGAAATTGAAGCTTTGACTTACATAAGAGGCCGGTCAATTGCAGATGCCTTTATTATAATTGACGAAGCGCAAAACTTGACAGCACACGAATTAAAGACTATAATTACAAGAGTGGGCGAAAACACAAAAGTTATACTAACTGGAGATATCGATCAAATTGATAATGCCTATGTTGACGAAACGTCAAATGGACTAGCATATGCAGTTGAAAAATTTAAGAGTCATAGCATAGCAGGACATATTACACTAGTTAAAGGTGAAAGATCTAAAGTTGCGACACTAGCAGCAAAAATTCTTTAAAAAACTTGACAAGGTAATATATTATATATATAATGGAGATAAATATGAGTATTGAAAATGAAAATCCAGATCTGCTTAAGCCAGTAGAGAAATCGAATGAACTAAAAGAGTGGCTTGTAGACTACGTAGGAAACAAATATGATCCAGATTCTGAAGAAGTAAATGTAGAAATGATTATTAAAACAATGGCTGACGAGTTTCCTGAATTTCTTTTAATTTTAGCCGAAGAAAATTTTATACGAGGATACCAACAAGCCATGGCTGACATCGATGAAGGAGAAAAGTTGATGAGAAAAGAAGGGCTGATCTAACAATGAACTATATTTCGGAAAGTGCCGAGAGGGCGAAAAATAATAGTAGAGAAAAATATATTTATGGAGATAAATTAGTTTACATAAAAGATCAATTGCCTTATGGATTTGATTTAGATTACGTACTCAAAACAATTGAGAATTTGATTCCGCGTAATTTTTTTGAAAACATTGATTCAATTTATATAGGAAAGTTTAAAGACTTTGAAAATGGAGACCTCCCCTTTAACGCAAAATACAAAGACAACGCTTTATATGTTACAAACAAACAAGATAACGAAAATGATATGATGGATGATATTATACATGAAGTAGCACATGCTGTCGAAGAACGTTTTGGAGACCAAATTTATTCTGATTTTACAATAGAGAATGAATTCAAAGGCAAAAAGCGCACCCTTTATCACCTTTTAGATCAGGAGGGCTATGAACCTTCTTTAGAACAATTTGATAATGTTGAATATGACAAACATTTTGATCGATATCTTTATAAAGTAGTAGAATACCCCACCCTTAGTACTTTAACGACGGGCCTATTTTATTCTCCCTATGCGATAACCTCACTTAGAGAATATTTCGCCAACGGGTTCGAGAACTACTTTTTAAGAGACAAAAGCTATTTAAAGAAAATAAGCCCAGCAGTATATAGCAATATTGCTGATTTATTAGATAAACAATTAGGAGAAGAAAAAAATGAATATTGAGTTCATTAATGAAAATACTGTTAAAATAAATGCATCAATGCATTGGTCGGGCCAAAGACCGCCGTCACCTCAGAGGAGCTTTATAAAAAAATCTGATGTGGCTAGAAAGTTTAACGAAAAGCACCGACGCTATGAAATTAAAAATATTACCGGTCCAGACGAGATATGTAACTTTAGAGGAGAAGGGCATTCTAAAGGTGAATGGATTCTCACCGTCGAGAAGACGACACCCAAAAAAGTTTTCCCCAGACCTACCATCACTACAGTTAAACCATCTACAAAAAAGACCACCAAGAAAGGTGCATAGTGCCACATATATCTTTTTCAGAACTGAAATTATGGAATGAGTGCCCCTGGAAACACAAATTAGTCTATTTAGATGGGATTAAAGTTTTCGAGGGCAATGAGCATACTGCTTTCGGCACTGCCGTTCATTCAACCTGTGAACAGTTAGTCGAAAACAATATTAAAAATGCGGCCGAATACTTTCAGGAACAATTTTTGAAAGAACTGAAAGAACTTCCAGAAGGCTACGATCTCAAAAAAGACCTTATAGCCAGTATGCGCATGCAAGGATGTATGCTGACTGGTCATATACTGCCTTCACTAAAAGAATATTTTGGCCAATATACTATGATTTCTGTGGAAGAGAAACTATATGAAGACATCGAAAGGTACGATGATTATAGTTTTAAAGGGTATATCGATTTAGTTTTAAAGACTTCAGATGGAAAATATCATATCATTGACTGGAAAACATGTTCGTGGGGATGGGACACGAGACGTAAAAGCGAAAGAATGACGACATATCAATTAACACTATATAAGCATTTCTTTTGCGCAAAACACAATATAAATCCATCAGATGTAACTACACATTTTGCATTGCTTAAAAGAACAGCTAAAAAAAATAATATAGAAATATTTAAGGTTACAAGCGGTAACAAAAAAACTGAAAATGCCCTTAAATTATTGAATAAATCTCTTTATAATTTAACTAATAAAAATTATATTAAAAATCGCATGGCATGCCAAGGAAAATTTGGTCTTTGCGAATTTTTTAAATCACAAAATTGTAACTAAAAGGCCAACATGAGCGAAAAAATTAAGATCATGACCATTAGTGATATGCCTTTCGCGCCTTCTGGCGTGGGCACGCAAACAAGATATATCATCGAAGGCATGTTAAAGACCGGTAAATACCAATTTGTTAGTTTAGGCGGAGCTATGAAACACCCCAATCATAATCCAATTAGGACAGAAGAGTGGGGCGATGATTGGGTCACATTTCCTGTTGATGGATACGGTTCACAAGAGATTGTGAGATCTATCCTGCGACAGGAAAGACCCCATATTCTTTGGTTTATGACTGATCCACGTTTTTGGGGCTGGCTGTGGGAAATGGAAAATGAAATCCGCCCATTAGTTCCTATGATATATTACCACGTTTGGGATAACTACCCTTATCCCACTTATAATAAAAAGTTTTATGAATCAAACGACTTGATTGCAACCATCTCCAAAGTAACTGATGATATCGTTAAAACAGTTGCCCCCTCAGTAAAAACAATCTATTTGCCACACGCAGTTAACACGGAAGCATTTAAAAAGTATGATGAAGAAAAGGTTAAACCATTTATTATGAATAGTTTTGGCGACAAATATGATCCAGATAAATTCATTTTCTTTTGGAATAACAGAAATGCGCGCCGAAAACAAAGCGGTTCATTAATTTTTTGGTTCAAAAAGTTTTTAGATAAAGTAGGACACAATAAAGCATCTTTAGTAATGCACACTGATATTAAAGACGCGCACGGGCAAGATCTCGAAGCCATTATTCAGCACCTAGGAATAAACAATGGAGAAGTAATGTTCTCACAACAAAAAATAGAACCAGAAATGTTAGCGCTTTTATATAATATGGCTGATTGCACTATTAATATATCAGACGCAGAAGGCTTTGGTCTCTCAACTTTAGAATCATTAGCATGCGAAACTCCAATAATTGTCAATATGACGGGAGGGCTTAAAGAACAAGTAACAGATGGTAAAAAATGGTTTGGTATCGGTGTAGAGCCAACATCTAAAGGAGTAATTGGTTCCCAAGAAATATCATGGATTTATGAAGATCGTCTCTCAGAAGAAGTGGTAGTCAACGCATTACTAGAAATATACAATAAACCAAAAGAAGAGAGAGATGAGCTAGGTCGTAAAGGGCGAGAGCACGTGATGACTAACTATAATTTTGATGACTTCATTCAAAAGTGGGATGAGTTATTTACGATGGTTTATGAAGAATACGGTTCTTGGGATACACGCAAACCGCATAACGACCGCTGGATTCTAAAGGAGATCGCATGAAAAAAAAAGTATTAGTTCGAGCCCCAGTTTTGACACGCTCTGGTTATGGAGAGCATTCTAGATTTGTTTTGCGATCTTTGCGCACACAAGAAGATAAGTTGGATATATATCTACTACCAGTCTCTTGGGGTCAGTGCGGTTGGATTTACAACGACGACGAAGAAAGACTATGGCTGGATCGCCTCATCACCAAAACCGCTCAATATCATCAACAACAAGAAAATCCTCAGTACGATATAAGCATTCAAGTTACTATACCAAATGAATGGGAAAAAATGGCACCTGTTAATATTGGTGTCACGGCTGGTATCGAAACTAATCGAACTGCTCCGATTTGGCTTGAAAAAGCGAATATGATGGATAAAGTTATAACAATTTCTAGTCATTCAAAAAATGTTTTTTTGGATACAGTATATGATGCAGTACATAAAGAAAGTGGTCAAAAGCTTCAATTGAGGTGCAACAAACCGGTAGAAGTTGTACACTACCCTGTAAAAGAGTTTGAAAGTATAAATCTTAATTTAAAATTGAAGACTGATTTTAACTTTTTAGCGGTTGCTCAATGGGGCCCCCGAAAAAATTTAGAAAACACAATCAGATGGTTTGTAGAAGAATTTATCGATCAGCCTGTTGGTCTCGTTGTTAAAACTTTCAGGAAAGGCAACTCTATTATTGACCGCGCGCATATTGATACCCTAATTACAAATTTATTAAAAAGCTATGAGAACAGAGAGTGTAAGATCTATTTATTACATGGAGATATGACAGACGAAGAGTTACATTCTCTTTATAAACATCCAAAAATTAAAGCATTTATTTCGCTTGCTCACGGAGAAGGGTTCGGGCTACCACAGTTTGAAGCCGCATATTCGGGACTTCCCGTAATAGCGCCAGAATGGAGCGGCTATCTTGATTTTCTTTGCGCGCCTAAAAGAGATAAAAAGACGGGGAAAGAAAAAATTAAACCATATTTCGCATGTGTAGATCCCACAACAAGGTTCATATAAAATGAAGCTTCGAGAAGTTTATAAAGATCATGGAAGATTCAAGAAACAAGCAAAAAATTTACAAAAATGGATTCTGGAAAACTTTGCAAGCGAAAAACAGTATTCATTACTTATAGAGAATATTTTCGATAAAGAATTTTTAAAAGCTTTTGATTATAAGAAAGTCAGTATTAATGAGATCCCCAAAATAAGTTTAATCACATCGGTTTTTAAGGCCGATGATTATATTGAACAGCTAATGGAAGATGTCACTAGACAAACCATTTTTGAAGATAAATGTGAATGGATTATTTTAAATGCTAACGAAAAGGGTCACGATTATGAAGAAAAAGTCATTCTTAAGTATGCAGAAAAATATCCTAATAACATAATTTACAAACGATTGGAAAAAGATCCGGGCGTTTATGATACTTGGAACATGGCAATTGAAATGTCGACCGGCGAATATATTACAAATGTTAATTGCGATGATCGTCGACGACCGGATGGTCTAGAAGAACAAGCGAAATTGCTTACATACAATTCAGATATTGATCTAGTTTATAATGATTCTTATATTGTACGCGAACCTAATATGAAGTGGGAAGACATAAGCCTAGAAACTTCAAGGTATAATTTCGATCAGTTCTCTAAAGAAGCGATGTTAAGAGGCAACCTTCCTCATAACAATCCCATGTGGAGAAAATCTCTTCATCAAAAGAATGGCTTTTTTAATCAAAAATATAGATCTGCCGCTGACTGGGATTTGTGGTTAAGATGTGCGTTTAATGGCGCCAAATATTTGAAACATCCTGAAATATTAGGAGTTTATTATTATAATCCAACTGGGGTCTCCACCAATCCAGAGCACGATTCCTGGAAAAAAGAAGAGGAAAAAGAAATATGGACGGTATACCGTAAAAAACTGCAACAAGAAAAGGAAGACGAATCAACACCAGAGAGTATTATTTTATAAAAATGGTTACGACTGTAAAAGATACCCAATTGAAAGCATTAAAGGATGTTGGTGCTTTTCTTAAAAACACAGATCAGAACAATCCACAGTTAGCTTCAACAATATGGAAGTATATTAACGATAACAATATCCAAACAGTCGTGTCACAAGCGGAATCTAATGATTATAGTGAGAATTGGTCACAAGAACTGGTAGGAAAATTACAACGAATATTCGTTAATTACCAACTTCGACAGCTTAATTTGGGAAATCCCTCCCCGGTTTTTTTTAAACTAAAAGAAGCTTTAGATGTTCTACTGGATGAAAACCTTAGCTTGTCTTTGATCGATATTGGATGCACGAGTGGTTATTACTACGATGTTATTAACTTTTATTTTTCTAATAAATTCTATTATACGGGATGTGATTATAATAAAGAATCAATTGAATTGGCCAAAGAATATTATCCTACGATTAATTTTCAAGTCGAAGACATAACAGAACTAAGCTTTAAAGACCGTGAATTCGAAGTTTCTTTATTGGCGGGCGTTATTGAACATGTTCCACAGTATAAAAAGGGATTAAAAGAGCTATGCAGAATAACGGATAAATATATTGTTTTACACAGAATTTGGCTAACAGATGATGAGACTATTTGCAAAAAAGGAACACAATATTTTGTTCCTGTGATAAGAAACATGTATAATAAAGAAGATTTTTTTCATATTTTGAAAGAAAATAGTTTTACAGTTAAATGGAGTGGCGATGTTTATGACCAGAATTGTAGAACGTATATTTTAGAGAGAACAACTGAGTAGGATTTTTATGCTATTACCAGTAGCTTCTGTTGTAACTAATAAGACTATTTGCGAATTTGATTTACTTAAATTAAGCTTAGAACAATATCATGAGTGTAGCTGGGTCATTTCATGCGATGAAACGGCTTATCAAAAATACAATAATGTTGAAAATATTGAGTGTTTGAAGTTAATAGAAAGCGATGATTGCGATCATAATATAGCTTCAGAAGAACAGAAAGATAATTGGATGAAAGTCATGATGACCAAGTTTGATGCTGTTGAACGTTTAATCCTAAAGTTTAATCATGCTTTATTTTTAGATTCTGATATGATTTTTGTAAACCCCATTGAAGATAGAATATTAGAAATATTTAACAATGAAAATATTGATGCGTGTATATGTCAACATATGACTAATGATTGGCAGAATGAAGCTCAACATGGATTATATAATGGTGGAATGTTTCATGTAAGAAGCAGTGATTTTATTGCTGAATGGAAAAGTCTATCTAAACAGTATAAAAAATATGGGTTTTATTTTGAACAGCAGCCTCTAGAATTTGTACAAAGAAATTTTAATTCTTTTAATCTCCCCATAAACTATAACATTGGGTGGTGGAGATTTAACAGGCCTAGCACTCAAAATAGATTGAATTTATTAAAGAATCTCGACGACAAGATATTTTTTGGCAACAAACCAGCAATTAATTTTCATGTGCATGCTTTACGTGAAATTGGATATCAAAACTTTGGTCAGTTTTTAGTTGAGAAAATTTGCAACTTATTAGATAACACATCTAATAAAAATTATAGGACGATTTTAGGGGTTATTAGAAATGGCGTTTGATTTGGTTGGAACAAATTATGGCGGTTGGATGATTGACATTGATTTGATACCGCACCAAAGCGTCATTATTTCTGCCGGTGTGGGAGAGGATATAAGCTTTGATTTACAATTGATAAAAATGCGGAATTGCAAGATTATTGGTATTGATCCTACTCTCAAGAGTCATAGGTTTATAGAAAACCGAAAAAATCTTGATAACTTTAAGTTAATAAAGGGCGCCCTGCACCCTGCTGATGGTGATGTTATCAAAATATACAAAACGAAGAGAAGTGACTATGTTTCAGAATCCATTTTACCAGATCATCAAAGCGTAAATAATTTTGATTCATATTTTTCAGAAACAATCAGCTTAAATAAAATCTTCGAAGAATATGAAGAGATTTCTGTTATCAAAATGGATATTGAAGGTTCTGAATACGGGGTAATACAGGCTTTAAAATACATTCCTGATAGCGTTAAACAATTTTGTGTTGAATTCCATCATTTTTGCACCAGCAAAACCATTGAAGACACTAAAGAAATGATTAAAATGTTAGCAGAGTTAGGCTTCAAGAATTATGTCGAAAAGCCTTCTACCCAGCATTTAAACGAATTAACGTTTTGGAGGGGCTAAATGGATTATTTCACTGACACAAAGAAAAAAATTATTTATGATCCAATAGAAACCATCGAGGCCCTAAAAGAATTTCATAATTTATATGCTAAACGCCCCGTTAAAAATAATTCAGGAGGGATGCAGTCTCCTCATCTTTTTAATACTTGGTATGCATTAAAAAAACTAAAACCTAAATTAGTAATTGAGAGTGGGGTGTGGAAAGGCCTCGGAACGTGGGCGATAGAGAAGGCGCTTCCCAGCGCTCAAATAATTTCAATAGATGTTGATTATTCACATTTAGAATTTAAAAGTTCAAATGCGACTTATCTAGATAAAGATATTAAAACTCATAACTGGGATAAAGTATTCAATGAACAATATCCCGATATTAAGAGAAATGAAATTGTAGTTTTTTTAGATGATCATCAAGATTTTTTAGAGCGATTAGAATTTATTTATAATTTGGGAATAAAGCATATCTTATATGAGGATAACTATCCTTCTTCACAAGGAGACGTTCTTTCTCCTAAGAAAATTTTATCTTGTCAAGATTATATAATGGAGAGAAGAGGTATCCCCCAAATGAATCAATTTTCATATTTTGATTATGATAAATTTGTAAATTTTGTCAAAACTTATGAAGAGCTGCCCCCCATTTTTAAACTAGATAAAACTCGATGGAAAGATAAATGGGATCCCCATACTTATCCTACGATAAAAGCTTTGTTACCTTTAGAAAAACAAAATGAATTTCCTATTTTTTTTGAAGAAGCATTATCATATACATGGCTATGTTATATGGAATTAAAATAAGATACGATTAAATGAACACGATTTACATAATGAATTTTGATGACGTAAACGACCCTGTTAAAACCGAAGAAACTATCTTCAATCAATTATGGGAGCTTAAAGACACGATTAATACAGATTATGTGTATGTTGTTTTTCCGTGGGCATTTTCCATCAATCATCATGGCATTGTCCATACCCAGAAGCTTATTGATCAAATTTGTACTCAACACTGTGATAAAAAAATGTTTTTTGTTTGCCAACATATTTTAGTGAACAAATTAAACTTTCACGGTAATTTGGTCTTTACGCCGCATGCAACTATTTTAGATTCTTATGTGCCAATTCCACATTATTCTTGCAATTATGAGTTAGAATTAGTTAAACCCTGGGATGAAAGAGAATATGAATTTAGCTTTATTGGATCTTTTCGTACACACCCTGTAAGGCAAAAGCTTTATGAATTTTTTAAAGCAAGGAAAGATTGCTTGATTGTTGATACCGGCTCTTGGCATTTTGAAGCATCCGAAAAGAAGCAAGAAATTAATGCAAGAAAGTACATTGAAATTTTAGGTAATACGAAATATTCGCTTTGCCCTAGAGGCACAGGACCATCTACTATTAGAATATGGGAGTCTATGGCAATGGGATCCTGTCCTGTGATTGTAAGTGACTATTTAAAAATGCCTTTAGAGCGTGAATTAGATTCTACAATGTGGTTAAGAGTACTGGAAAAGTGTGATAATATAAGGGATATAGATTTTTGCTTTGATAACGAAGAGTATTGGGAGTGGTTTTCTAATGAGAATTTGTATAGGTCGATTCTCAGCGCGCTAAGGGATAAAAAGTGACAGAAATTTTAGTTATTGGAAACAAACCTTATACTAATCTATGTCTTAACAAGGTTGTTGATCGTTTTGATATAATTTATAGATTTAATCTTGCTTATCCCGGTAAAAATAATGGTACAAAATTTGGTAAGTTGGCAATGTGTCAACATGTGTACAATAATTTTGTAAAAAATCCTATTAGCAAGGAGCAAATAATACAAATATATGGTCGAGAGCAGGAAGCAGTATTTGTAAGTGACTGGTATGATTTCTTTCAAGAAAATAAAGAAAACTTTGATGAGATATTTCATGAAAATGAACACAATTGGGGGGAATGGAACAGGATGCTTGAAAAATATGGCAGTCCTCATAAATTTTCAAAAATGGCGTCAACAGGATATTCAGTTATTTTTAGAAATTTAGCAGCTGGCAATAGAGTATATGTTTCGGGCTTTACTTTATGTAATAATGAAATTAGAAAAACAATAGGAGAGAAAGATGAAGTTGTCAAAGCAAAAAATCAAGGGAAAACCTGTCACTCATTTTCTGACGAAAGTCGCATCTTAGCTTGGTTGCACAACAATAAAAAGATCGACGCAACATTGTGTATGTTAGATGACACCGACGAACTTAGTCTAAAAATCAACGAATATAACACAGAACCTTCGGAGTTCATACTTAATTTATTAAATGGGAAAATATTATGAAAATACAAGGTAAAGTGTGGGGAAAGACCCAAGATATATTTAAAAACTCTAATTTTGAGCTTCATAGAATCGAGGCCAGAAAAGGCGGGTTTTGCTCAAAGCACCAACATAAGCATAAATATAATGCTTTTTTTGTTGAAAAAGGCAAGCTAAAGATAACAATATATGAAATTGATTATGATTTGGTCGATGAAACTATCATCTCCACAGGAGAGCTAACAATAGTTAAGCCTGGAGCCTACCACAGATTTGAGGCACTCGAAGATACAATTTGTTATGAAATCTATTGGGTAGAATTGGATCATGACGACATAGAAAGGGAAGACGTTGGCGGGAACATTAAATAAAATAGGTATCATACCAGCGAGACTACACTCAACAAGGTTTCCTAAAAAAATATTAACAGATATAAATGGAAAGCCGATGGTGATATGCACAGCCGAACAAGCGTCTAAAGCTAAAAGTTTAGATAGAGTACTTATAGCTATTGATAGTGACGAAACATATCAAGCCTTAAAAGACTTTAATTATGAATTAGTAATGACATCAAACGAGCACAAGTCAGGAACAGATAGAATTGCAGAAGTGGTAAAGCGCATTAAAAGTATTGATATAGTTGTTAATATTCAAGCAGATGAGCCTTTTATCGACCCTACACTAATTGATAAACTAACAGAAGCCCATCTTGATTCAACTGTAGAAATGTCAACACTGGTCAGCACACAACTATCAACAAAAGACTATGATAATGAAAGCATTGTCAAAGCTTTTTTAAATGAAAATAATTTCGTAACAGACTTTAAAAGAAAATCTAGGGCGCGCCATAAGCATTTAGGCATATACGGTTTTACAAGAAAAACATTATTAGATTTTATATCATTTGAACAGACAGTCAACGAAAAAAACAGAAATCTAGAGCAAATGAGAGCGCTCGATAATGGGATTAAGATTAAAGCTGTGTTAACCAGTAAAGATTCTTTATCTATTAACACATTAAATGATCTTTTATATGTTTATAAAAAGGGCAATACGCGATGAAACCCTTAGATATATCTAAAAAGTCTATGAAAAAAGGAATGAAAGACAACATAGAAAGGAAGCAGCCTTCTATAAACGATGTCGTTAGACACAAAGGTCTCCCCTTGTTCAGCTTTATTGAATTAAATATAAATGAAATTTGTAATAGAGTATGTCCTTTTTGCCCAAGAGTGGATCCAAAAATATATCCTAATCAAAATATCCACATGGATATGGAAATAGTGGAAAAAATAGCTGAACAACTTAAAGAATTGAATTTTACTGGTATTGTGAATATAAGCGGTACCGGGGAACCGCTACTAACCAAATATATCACTGATATTATAAATGAATTTGGAAAACGAGGAATTCATATTGAAATAGTGACCAATGGTGATGTACTGCAAAGCCGGAAAGGGCCAGAGTTAATCAAAAATTTATATGCAGCAGGATTGCAACAGTTTGTAGTTAGCATGTATGACGGCCCTGAGCAAATAGAATCATTTAATACGTTATTTGCTAGTTGTGGTATAGATGAAAGCTTATACTCCTTAAGGGATAGGTGGTACGATGAATCAGAGGATTATGGGCTCCTGTATACAAATAGAGCCGGTAACATAGGGTTTGAACATTTATCGGACATAGCTAAAGAAAAGTTAATAAATTCAGGCAAGTCGGCTTGTTTTTATACACATTATTCTATGATGATTGATTGGAATGGTGATGCGTTATTGTGCTGCCAAGACATGTATAATCGTACAGTAAAATTTGGAAATGTTAAAAACAAATCTCTTATCGATATATGGAGAGATACAAAACTAATGGAATTTAGAAATAAACTTAAAAATGGGGAGAGGTCATCATCACCCTGTAATAATTGCAATGCAAATGGTCAAATATTTGGAAGCAATCATGTAAAAGCATGGTAGGTCGAAAAATGAATTATATTTTTAAACCAAATGGAGACAAACTAGAGTTTGTTGGCGATTTTGAGGCACTTTATCAAAATGACAACGACCCGTGGAATCAGTCAGGAAAAGATGGAGAAATAAGCTATTACTATGCTCATAGCAGAAAGAGGCTGGTCGATCAGCTAAAGAAAATCAATCCCGACTCTTTGCTTGAAACCGGATGCGATTTGGGCTATACTACCAAGATCATTCAGAAATCTTTACCAGATTGCAATGTTGTTGGCATGGATATTAGTAGAACGGCAATAGTGAAGGCTGTAAACTTATTCCCTAATTTGGACTTCATAACTGAAGATATTGGTAGCGCAAACTTTAATTCAGATACAAAATATGATGTAGTTATTCTAAATCAATTGTTGTGGTATGTCTTAGAATCGCTTTCCGAGACATTTGAAAATTGTTTTTCTATACTAAATCCAAATGGTAGGATAATAATCAGCCAAGCATTTTTACAGGCACCACAGAAATACGGGAAAGATATTTGTGATGGGTTTGATGGGTTAATCAGTTACTTGAGCGACCACAAGTTTAATATAGAATATTCTCAATTAGATAATTCTAATTCTTTTGTCCATAATGATGGGCTGATCATATTAAAAAAGCATGATAGTTAAAAAAGCCTATAAATGTTATATTGAAAATGATAAAGGTGTCAAGCTAATTGACACCTCAATGGGGTCAGGTGTCCAAATAATAGGACACAACAACCCGTTGATTAAAGAAATGGGCAAGCAGATAGAAAGAGGAACTATTTATACAATTCCCAACTGCCACACAGGTAAGGTAAATTCTTATTTGAAAGAACACATAAACCCCGATCTTGATGAGCAATACATATTCTGTAATTCGGGTACGGAAGCTAACATGAGGGCTATAAGATTAGCCCGTGCATACACAGGCAAAAATTTAGTTGGCAGATTCCATGGCGGCTGGCACGGCGGACTAGATGGTTTCCTAGAAGAACACCCCGACAACAAGGGTATACCTTCAGAGACTGATAGCTTGTTTAGGGTCTTGCCCTACAATGATGATCAGTGTTTCGAGAAGATTACTCATGATATGGCTGCTGTAATAACAGAGCCCGTGCAGGGATCTAATCCTAGATCTGACGTTAAACAGTTTCTGCAAAAATTAAGAGCCCATTGCACCAAGACGGGAGTATTGTTAATATTTGATGAAGTTCTGACGGGATTTAGATTATCCGCAAAGGGTGCCGCTGGTGTTTTTAATGTGATGCCCGATATAGTAACTTATGGGAAAGTTTTAGGAGGAGGATTCCCAATTGGAGCGGTTGGCGCCAAGTCAGAAATTATAAAAACAAAAAATGTTTTTTATGGAGGAACTTTTTCTGCGAATCCATTAAGCATGTATGCCGCTATCCTAATTCTTGAAACTATAATTGATACAAAGTACATTCAATACGATAAGCTAAATTATGCTGGAAAGCTATTTAGAGGTGAATTAAATAAGTTTTTTATTGCGGAAGATAAAAAAATGAGAGTAATAGGCTGCGGCGCAGTCAATAGAATTATCTTTACAGATAAATTTATCAAAAATAGAAAAGATAGAGATAACTTTGAGCCTAAAAATGCACAAGAAATGTTTTCTAATAAACTAAAAGAACTGGGTGTGTTTATTAATGGAAATGGACTATATCATTTTTCTATGAGTCATACACCAGAGGTTATTAAAGAACTTATTAATATAATCAAACTAGCGAGCAAAACATGAAGATTGAAAAGTGCTGCAAAGAGGATATATTTAAATGTATAGACCTACAGGAAAATGATGTTATCTTATATTTGGGGGGAAGAATTGACGATGACGCCCTATACCCGCCGGGATACAGAGAATATTTAAAGGCTAAAATAAAAAAGTTGAAGCCAACTAAAATAATTTGTCACAACCACTGGTATGCTAAGAAATATTATGAGAAGGGAATCTTAACCAAGCATACTAAAATAGATATGGTATTAGTTTGTTACCACCATCTTAGAAACGGTAATTTCCCATCAATTGATCCTGCGGATTATATCGATCATCGCACCTACATGAAGACATTGATAGATAAGAATCCTAGCATAGTCTATGCAATATATATAAGCCAGGGAAACAAGCCCCCCTCGGTGGATGTTAACGATGGTTGGTTTAGAGAAGATTACGATCTAAATAATGCTAAATACTTCTCTTTCGATAGAACATATTCTCCCAAGGATTTAACGGATGAGGAACTGGGTCATGGAGGACGAACAAGAAATGCTAGTGATGGGTTTGCTATGGTTGCCAATTTGGTGAAGGCGGGTTTTAAGAATATAAATATACTTGGATTTTCTGCATTTGGATCCGATGAAGACATGTCTTATCATACTGCGTATAAGTCAGGAGACCGTAGGCTCTTCGGTCGAAAATACTTCAATCTTGGTACCTCGGAAGATCAACCAGCAGAAGCAGATATATTGCAATTTTGGGTAAAAACTAAAAAGATAAAGAACGTGGAAGATTATAGTAAATTGATGTTTCACTTAAAGGAGAAATAAATATGGTAGACAAAAAAAAAAGAGAGGAGTATAACAAATCTTTGGAGTACAACGGACAAGCGTTGGCAGACAAATTTGTTTTAAATTGCACAGGTTTTAAGAGGGGTGGTTACTTTTTAGAACTAGGATCTAGGGAGTTTAAACGGAACAACAACTCTTATATTTTAGAGAAAAGTTTTGGATGGAAAGGTGTGATGGTCGAAAAGGTCGCTACACACAAAGGAGACTATAAATCCAATAGACCGAACAGCATACCTATCATCCAAGACGCCACTCAAATAAACTATAAAAAAGTATTTGAGGATAATAATTTTCCGTCTAATTTGGATTTTTGGCAATTAGATTTAGAGGTGAGAGACAATACCGCTTTAGATACCTTAATAAAGATTAACGAAGAAATACTGGGTTATTATAGTTTTGCAACAGTAACAATGGAACACGATATTTATAATGGTCTGCAAAATTCTGTCAATACTCGAATTAAATCAAGAGAGATTTTAGAGAGCAGAGGTTACTACTGTGTGTTTAGAGATACTATGACTTTCATGGACGGTCCGCCGAACTCTCCCTACGAAGATTGGTGGGTCCATCCAGACTTAGTTAATATGGAATATATAAAATCCCTTCAGGAAAGAAATCAAGATAATTATTCATTAATTAATGTAAAGGGAAGAAATATAGAGTGTTTCAACTCTGATCTGATAGAATATTAAATAGAGGGTAATAAAATGCAACCAACCATAAAAGACCTTTTCGATAAAATTCAGAATGCAGAAGTTCAGACTGAACCGTTTGATCATCTGGTTGTAGATAATTTATTACCTGATGATTTTTTTAAAGAGCTAGCTAAAGAATTAGAGGCTGAGGACTTTCCTAGCAATTATGTAAGGGGGCCTTACGGAAATAAAGAACGCTTTGGGGTAGATTTAACAGATTATTCTGCTTGGAAAACCTCTGGAAAGAATCTTCCCATAAAGATCCACGAGGGTAATTACAAATCATTATCATCGGGAAAGAGTGCCAATGTTCAATTCTTTGTTGACCTTCTTTTGGAAAATGAAAAGGGCTTTTATTCTTTACTTGGCTCTAAACTGCCTACTGAGAGATTTCAAGATAACTATTTTTTTCATGTAAATATGACCAAAGATAGCGTAGGCTACACAATAGAAGCCCACACAGACGATAAAGAGAACATTTTTACTATTCTTTTCTACACTCCAGAGACAGATGTAAATAAAGAGTTCGGACTACATGTCTGTAAAGAAAAAATAGATTTTATGCCTAATAGAATGATCATTTTTGCTCCCTCTAAACCACACAGCGAGAGGACACCCACTTGGCATGAAGTAAAGCGCTTATCAGATAAATTAATTGGAACGAGAAATTCGTTCCAAATGTTTTTTTTAAGAAATAATAGCTAAGGATATGATAAATACTAAATTCATAATAGCTGGACCATGTGTGTTAGAATCAAAAGATATGTGTCTAGAAATAGCAAAATATTGTAAATCTATTTGTGATGAATACGGCTTTACATATGTTTTTAAAGCTTCGTTTGATAAAGCAAACAGGACTTCAATAAATTCATTTAGAGGCCCCGGATTGAAGAAATCAATAGATACATTCGTTGAAATAAGAAAGCATGTAGACTTCATAACTACCGATATACACGAACCTTATCAGGCAAAAGAAATTGCTCCATATGTAGATGTAATACAAATACCTGCTTTCCTTTGTAGACAAACAGATCTGCTAGTTGCAGCAGGAGAGACTGGTAAAATTGTTAATATTAAAAAAGCCCAATTTTTATCTGTTGATAAGATGGAGCACGCAATTAAAAAAATCTATCATACTGGTAACAAAAATGTGATGTTGACAGAACGAGGTTCCATGCTGGGCACGGACGATTTAGTGGTTGACTTCAGGAATATACATAAATTAAAACAATTTGGCTGTCCAGTTATTATGGATGTTACGCATGCTTGTCAAACATATAAGCAAACAAATGGTATAACTGGCGGGAATAGAATTTATGGTCCACTCTTTGCTCAGTGTGCTAAAATATTTGGTGCTGATGGCACCTTCGCAGAGGTCCACCCAAAACCAGAGGCAGCATTGAGTGATTCTGCAAATACTATGAATTTTAATATGTTTGAGAACATGGTAAAAGCATTAGCAACATTGGAGGATGATTAATGATTTATTACGTTGATATTGACGAAACAATTTGTGATTATGAAGGCGGCGATAAATACGCCGCAAGGGATTATGAGAACGCTAGACCAATAAAAGAAAACATTCAGAAAATAAATGATCTATTTGATGAAGGGCATACAGTGGTTTATTGGACAGCCAGAGGTAGTACCACTGGAATTGATTGGTATGATCTTACTGGCCGCCAACTAAAAGAGTGGGGTGCTAAGCACCATAACTACAAGGTTGGAAAGCCTGCTTATGATGTTTTTATATGTGACAAAGCAATAAATTCTGAAGTTTTTTTTAAGGAAGGAGAATAGAATGAAAGAATACAATAACACTGATCGAACTGCTAGCTTAGAAAGACTCGCACCGGATTTGTTCAAATATAAATCGGTTTTGAATATAGGCGCCCGCACTAGTCGATTTAATTATGGACAAGAATTTAGAGAAGCGGGGTATAATATTACGGTTTTGGAGCCGTTTAAACCAAATGTAGAATATTTGCGTACATTACTGTGGATACATGAAGTTATTCAAGGAGACGTTCGTGATTTGAAAGTTTTTAAGGAAAGAGAGCAAAAATTTGATGTTGTTTTCTGGTGGCATGGCCCCGAGCATGTGATAGAAGAAGATATGATAAAGGTTATACCCGAACTAGAAAAAATTTGTAATCATCTGGTTGTGTTGGGGTGTCCATGGGGACATTGCCCGCAAGGCGAGATTCATAATAATCCATGGGAAAAGCACATTGGGCACTATTCATATTATGTGTTCGAAGAATTTGGTTATGATGTTGAATGCTTGGGCCTACAGAGCGTCGCAGGATCTAACATTACAAGCGTGAAGAGAATAGACGGGAGAAAAAAATGAAAGTTGGAATTGTTGGTCAAGGATTTGTAGGACAAGCTCTTAAAAAAGGTTTTGAAAAATATTTTCATATTGAAACTTATGATAAGTTTAAGAAGAAAGAATCAAGTTGCTTAAGTTTAGAAGAGCTAACATCTAAAACAAAGATAATTTTTATTTGCGTGCCCACCCCAATGAACAAAGATGGTACGTGTAATTTAAATATAGTTAATGAAGTCGTACGGAACATTGATTTTTGTAATAATAAAAATGTTGTCGTAATCAAATCTACCATCCCACCAAACACCACCGCTATGTTAAACGCTGAGTGTAATAATATACAAGTTATTTTTAACCCAGAATTTTTAACAGAAGCTAACTTTATTGAAGATTTCAAAAATCAAACTAGAATTATTATTGGCGGTCCGCGCCCAGGTTCAACACTGGTTAAAAATTTATACAGAAAAGCATTTCCTGAGACGCCATTGATTAAAACTAGTTCAACAATTGCAGAAATGGTTAAGTATTTTACTAACTGTTTTTTAGCCACAAAAGTTAGTTTTTCTAATGAAATTAAACAAATATGTGAAAAAATTGATATAGATTATGATAAAATAGTAGAGTACGCTTTATATGATAGCCGATTGGGGAAAACGCACTTCTCAGCTCCGGGCCCAGACGGAAAAAGTGGGTTTGGTGGATCCTGTTTTCCTAAAGATTTAAATGCGCTAATTAAAACGGCTGAAAATTTAGATATAGATCCTAAAGTTTTAAAATCAGTCTGGGAAAAGAATCTTGAAGTAAGACCAGAGAAAGACTGGGAAAAATTAAAAGGAAGAGCCGTAAGCGAATCATGAAATTAGGAATTGGAGTATTGGTAAAACACACTCGACGTTGGGATTTAAGTTTGGGGCTTGTGACCAAAATTTTATATACCGAAGAAAAAACCCCTTTATACGATGTTTTATGGGCACAAGTACAAAAACGAACAAGTCGTCACTTAAAAGACGAACTACAATTAGCATATTAAAATATAGGAGAATAATATGTCAAAAGAAATGAATATGTCAGATCAAGCAGTGGGAGCCGTTATGATGGCTCTACAAAAGAGTTTAATGGAACAAAGCGATATTGTCCCAGTATTAAAGGCTTTTAAATTTAAACTCTCAGAGCAAGGACTAGCCGTAGTAAACCCGCCCATTGTTAAAGTCAATGAAGAAACCCAAAAGAATTTTCAAGAATGTTTAGACTTTGAAGAGCCCCCCGAAATTGTAAAATCATAATGCCCATTTATATTTATGGTTGCGGTCACTGTGGAAGCGAAATAACAGTTAGTCACTCAATGACTGAGACAATAGAAGACTGCGAAGTATGTGAGATCTCCGGTTCTTTAACTAGACGGCCCCCAATGTTTTCTAATATTAAGAAAAAACCACAGCACAAACCCAAAATTGGTGATTGCGTTAAAAGCTTCATAGAGGAAGCCAAGGAAGACCTGCACCAACAAAAAGATAATTTAAGGAAGAAAAATGATTGAAATATTACTAGGAGTATCCATTTTAGTTAGTGGATTTTTAATATGGTATGTTGTTAGGTTAATAAAGAAATTTCTTCATATTTCTGAAGAGTTAGAAAATCTTTTTATTCTTTTAGAAGAATATGCAGACGATATAGAAAAAGTATATAATTTAGATAGATTTTATGGTGATACAACATTGGAACACCTAATGAAACAGTCTAAGTTTGTGGCCGAAACCTCTAAGAACTTCCGTGCCATTTATGATATAAATTATGATTTAGAAGAAGATGAAGAAGACGAAGAATACGAGGAAGAGGAAGAATAATGTATGACCAGTAAAAGAAAAAAAAACCACTACTTTACTAAAGTTCATGAACAGGCAATTATAGATTATTGTTCGTCTCATGATCAAAAAGAAAGAAACCAGTTGTATAATGAGTATATTGGACCCGCTTTTAACGAAATGGTAGATAAAATCGTTTATACATATAAGTTTACCAACTTACCAAATTGTGATTATTTGAGAGAAGATTGTAAAAATTGGCTAATAACTGTATTAAACAAATACGATCCAGAAAGGGGCTCGAAAGCTTTTTCTTATTTTAGCGTTATTACAAAAAATTGGTTTATTCATAAAGTCAAAAAAAATTCACAAAGATCTAGAAGAGAGGTGGTGATCGAAGACTATTGTGCCCCGATCAGTCAACAACAAAATATGCGCCACCCCTTAGTGGTCTACAACACATATATTCAGGATAGTATAAAAAATGAATTTTGGACCTCTTTTAGAGAACAAATAAGTGATTGGGAAAAAATACCTGTTAGAAATAATGAAAAAAAAGTTATTCAAGCTGTTAAGATTCTTTTCGAAGAATCTGAAAATATAGAAATTTTTAATAAAAAAGCTATTTACTTATACATACGAGAAATTACGGGCTTGAATACCAAACAAGTTGTTAGTAGTTTGAATAGAATCAGAGTTCGGTATAGGGAATTTAAAGAAAAATGGGACAAAGAATAAAAAATGTTGACAAGTACATTGAAGAATCACTTACCAATATAAGGGACGACCGCGCAGTAACTTCTACTCTTTTAACTGAGCTGTTAATAGAGATGAAAAAAGCTGGCGACCTTGAAACTCACAAACAGTTAGGCCTCATCGCTTCTAAATATGTTGAAACTCTCCAGCGTTCCAACGAACAATTAGTTAAAATTGCCGCGCTGCTAAATAAAAGACAGGGCGGCTCTATTGAATTAGATGAAAGCGACAAACAAGAACTTTTTGACTTAATCCAGGGAGAAGGTAATTAATGGCCATTAATATGCGCGGCGACGCGTCGACGACTCCAGCAACGATGCATTATCGGCCGGGTACTCTAAATGTATTGGACACGCCCGAATGGGCAATTGCGATTAGCCCCAATGACAGCGGCAAGTCTGTGCAATACTTGATTAATCAACATGTACTTACACCCAACAAGTTTGAAAGTGTTGGCACTCTGTATGGCATTTTGTTACGAGAAAATAGTCCTTACAGCGACAATGATCCTTACACACCTTTAGATATTTTGCACGCGGCAACTTTTGCCATGCGCGGCGCCGATGGTCTCAGGTTACCCACTTATAAAGTTCGCATACCAGAACTTCATTTTATGTTACCGATTCCTAAAAATTTGAATAACCCCACACAGACTGATAAAATTATTATAGATTGTTATCCCACCATACAAGCAGTTGATACAAAAGTATCACGCGCACAACCCGGCGACATAGTAAAAATTGAAATGGCAAATAGAGGCACTATTTCTAGGCTTTATTATCTTGGTCCCGTTGATCCCGACAGTACAGCAAACCCATGGGTTGTTGGCCCACACAGTCCTCCTTATAACTATGGGCAACTTCTTGAAGAGTGCAAAAAGAAATATTCTAATGCTGGCTCTCGCGGAGATGTAATCGGCAGGGGTGACAATGTGGCAAAACCAAATAGTGATGTTCCCATCGTTGTTAAAGGCCTCGGCCACGGAGAAAATAAAATCATCATTGGTACGGTATATAAAAAGTGGCTTCATAAACTATTTCAAAGATTAAAGGCTGAAGACAAATATAAAGGCCTCGTGTGGCTAGGGGTGTGTAAAAACAATGGCGCAGAAGACCAAGAAAAAATGCTCACAGGCAATGGTGCAACCATAGGCCGCGGCACCGGACGTTCTACTATAATCTACATGCCGGCTAGCACAGATCCCCATTCTCCACTAGAGATAATTTATTGGTTTCATGACGCCTTGGGGTTTAAAAACAACACAAAAGAGTGGAATAAACTTTGGGTCTCCTTAAAAGCGATGTCAAAGAAAAAGAGCACACTCGACGGCGCTCGCCGCAATTTTATTCTTGTTATTCCTGAAATGTTGTGGTCCGAAGAGGCATCTGGAATATATTCTTCAAGAGAGGGAGAATTGATATTTGGCGCCTCAGCCATGCCCACAACAAACGGAGCTTTTTCAGGAGGCTACAAAAATAGAGAGTGGGCTGCATGGGGGTTTGATGGCATACCAAACGAAAAAAATATAGTATGGGAAACGTTTGGGGACAAATCTATTTCATTTGCGCCAATTTCTTACTCCGAAGCCGGCGCCCCAGTGTATACAGGTGCCGACCTCCTAAAGATCCCCGCGGGCCATTCGTCTCTTTCCATGGTCGGCAACCCTCGCCTAGGCATACCATTTGGATTTCAACCACTTTCTTCACAAGTCGCCCCCATACCATTCGGCGATACAATTACTTGGCAGTGGGTCCAAGGTTTGCCATCGAACGTCGCCGGAGATATGGTGCTTCTTCACCAAGAAATATTAGCAATATTGAAGGATCGCTTTGGTGTCGCCACCGATACTAATAAATATGTAACGCTAGTTGGCCACAAAAAAGGAGGAATTGCAATTGCTAATTTGGCGCGCCTAAACAAGCTTGGCAAAGGCCCCGCGCAACTATATGCTTCAAAAATATCTTTCATTGACGGAGATTATGCTGGGATGAATTATGTGTCTCCAAAAAAACTCTACGACTATGGAAAAAATTGGTATCATGGTGGCGATTTATACGAAGTTATAAGAAACATAGATGATAGTACTACACTAGAAATACATCTTAGTTGGGGCGCAGGGACTCCCCTACGACCAAAACAGACAGCCGGCGCTTTCCTCGGCGCACTGCAACATGTCCGAACATGGGCACTTGCACTTCCTGGTTTTAATTTTGATAAGGGGGTTGAAGCATTAGACAAATTTTATTCTTATATTTGGCCAAAATATTGGCCCAACGACTGGAGCATGACCGGCCCAGCGTACACTTCGATTGTAACTTATCCAGTCTGGTCCAGCGCCAAGTTTTTGAAAAAAACTTATACTGAAGGATACGGAGCCATACAGGGGAAAATAAATGAGATGATACAATTACCTTCTCCTTTTTCAAATATCATTTTTAAAGGATGGCCAACCTCCGATGCCCAAGGCGCCTTAGCGTGGCTCCCCCACAATGCACCAATGTCCGTTGCAACCGTGAAAGAAACCACACAAGATAAATTTTATAAAAAGTTTAATATAGATCCAGATATTCCATCTAATATAAAAAATATATTTAAAGACTTTAGAGGCAATCTCATATTATATAGATCTCAAAATGTTGGGCCCAGTAAGACTGTAGCGATATTAGAGCCATACGGTACGGCTGCACAGGCGCCCTATGAGCTTATTTATTATTTCCATGGAGATATAGGATTAAATGGGGCAGCAAAAACATTCCAATCAGCACTAAAAAATCAATTTAATGTTATGATAGGAAATAAACGAAATGTGATTATTGTTTTAATGGATATTGATCCATATCCTATGAGCCCATCATCAAATTTGTGGGATCTAGATCATGATCCTTCGGCAAGCTCGTTTGGTGATTTTCATCAAGAAGTTTTAAATAAAATATCTTCTATTTGGAGCGCAGATTGGCTGGACACCTTTGGTCATTTCGTATACCCCGAGTCGGACGCGCAAGAGTTAGGCCCTGTCGAGCAACAGCATTACTCGGAGAATGTACTCCCGTCCTTTGAAATGGCCACATATCCCTCGTTTATCACATTTAAGGCCCACGGTGGCGCCGGCCGAATGCTTAAACACATTATAGATCATATGAATAATAACGATATCACTTCTACTTGGCAGACAACAACTAAATGGAAATATGACCCCCTCACCGGCGTACCCCTTCCTGACCCGACCACATATTCAATTACGACCCCCCTTCGAAGAATAGATTTTTGGGACGCAAATTGGGGCCCCGAATATGGGATATTTAATAAAATATATTATACTTGGCCAGCCGCAACACTAGGACCGGCCCAAATGAAAATTAACCCGGGTACAAATTTTGAGATTCAAATGGTAGCAACTCCCCGTACATTCCCTCCACACAAGGTAACAGCAATCCAGCGCGCCAAAAAATATATGGCAGGCGAAAAAGATGCAAAACCAGGTCTCTGGGTTGAACAGACAATTGCCGCTCATGGCACACTTCCTTTTAAGTTTTTTTCAAAACCAAGCAAACTTGATAAATATGTTCCTCCAACGCCACCCGCAGGGGCTCTGGAAAACAAGGAATATGGAGGATCCCCCCCTGGCGAAGGAGCTAAAAATGTTCCACCCGTGCCCTTGAAATTCGACAATAAAGGGAAAGCATATACCCTAGATGGAGAAAAAATGCCGGCCTATGATTTAAAAAAGGCAGCAGCTTTTATTAAAGGCCTCTTGAAAAATCATATCCCGTCAACAGAACAAATCGGAGGAACCATGGGTTGCGAAGTGGGCTCAAGAAAAACCTATGGTATTACAAAAATCCCATCCATGTCACCAGTCGGAGGAGAGATGTATAAATGCAAAACAAATCCGCTTGGATTAGTGGAATATGAGACATCACAGTTTGCTAGCATCAATATAAGCCCAACCAGATCGGGATATTCGTGGGGCTCTAGTGAACTAGACAGTTATTTAAAGGGGATAGATAATATTTTTTGGACCACGACTTCCCCACCGACCACCTGGGTTGTCAAAGATATATCGCCCCAAGGAGTTAATGGTATCGACAAAGTCCGAGGACACGATTCTCATAGAGAGGGTATAGACGTTGATATACTGTTGCCACAATTAAATATTGATACATCACCCCCAACCCCAACCGGAAAACCAAATGAGAAAAAAAAGGTGGTTACAGTAAAAGAATTTAATGTTGATAAGGCGCTTATATTTATAATGTTATCTAAATTTTATGGCGCAAAAGTAATCTTTTTAGATAAAAAGTTTTTTAAGCGCATACGAGATCGAGCAATCTTTATAGCAACAGATGGCACCCCAACGGGCTCTTCTGACAAGTTTTTAAAAGTAGATAAAGCATATAAATCATTTTTAAAAGAAAATTTATTTGGAAAGTTAGATTTTGTTAATCAATTGATGCGCCTTCTTAAACACAAAAAACATCATGAGAACCATTTTCATGTAAGAATCGGGCGTGAGTGGGGCTCTCATGAAACAAGTGATTATCCTAAATGGGCACTCCAGCGTCTAAAAAGCTTGGGATGTGATTATAAAAATTCAAGCATTATATAAGGAGAATATTAAAACATGAGCGAGACATACACGACAACAAGACAGAAGCCACCAAAAAAGACCCTTAGCCGTACAAGAATCGATGGAAATGAAACACGCACCTCTAATTTATCGAAAGATCAGGAAGTAGAAGCAAATTCTGGAATCGATGGTGCCAAACTTAATGAAAAATTACCTAAATTAAAATATCCTACCACCTCAACGGTGATTGGCAATGGACAAGATTTCGGCCGCTGTCACATAGAATTTGGTCGAGACCGAATAAATGAAAGAGACGATAAGTTTGGCACCTTTAAATACGGAAGTGGGAATGGAGGCCTCGGAGCTATGGCATCTGGCTGCGTACGCATAACCGCAGGATTAGCTTCTTATGATCAATGTCGAGGAAATGTACCCTCTGAGCCTGTAAATCCGAGCACTGACCGAGACGCAGCGATGTGCTATATTTCTCAAAACGCAAATGTTGATGACGAATTCGATTGTTCGGGGATAAATGTGAAAAACAGGTCATGTGTAGCTATCAAAGCCGATGAACTTAGATTCCTGGCAAGAGGTACTCTTAAACTTATAACAACGAATGATAAGTTTAATTCGAAAGGGCGCGAATTAGGATCGGTGGGAGACATTCATCTTATTGCTGGAAACCAAGACGTAACAGACGAAGACGGCGAGTATACATTATTAGAGGGCGCCGTCCGTATGGGTAATCCCCTCGCCGGCGAACCCCCCATCCCGTTACCCGTCCCCACAGGTCAAAATCCATATTTCAAAGTTTTGCAACCAGTCCCGAGAGGAGATCTTTTAGTAGCGGCTTTAGATGAGGTGGTAGAAAGACTGGCAGTTTTTTCAGATCTTATGTATGATATGTGGAACGCACAAATGACCTTTAACAGTGCAGTAAAATCTCACAACCACCATTGCCCAGGAACCATAGGTCTTGGCGGGATGGTGGGGCAACCCCTCGGATTGAATGGCGGCAAAAGCTACATGTCTCCAGGCCTTCAAATAAAGGGAGTTTTTACTGGTATAAAACAGCACATAGTACAAATCAAAAAACAAGGTCCTTTCCATGTTACTTTACAAGCCGTAAGACAAGAGTATTTAACAACAGGCGCCGCAAAGAGTATATTGAGCACAAACGTAAAAACAACTTAAAAGAGAACAAAACATGGCTGAACAACCAAATATAGATAACTTTTTAGATGAAGAATTAGAAAAATTATACGAGAGACTTAAAGAATTTCCTGAGATGGGATGGTGGCCAACCGACCCCCCCTTAAAAGAAGATTGGATCGCAGAAAAAAAAGAAGCTTTTGATAGTTTAGCAGTAGAAACCCCTCCGGTATCTGCATGGAAATTTATAGTTGATTTATACGATCAGTACGGAGTCGCACCGGCATCAACTATTATTGATGAAAATCAATATGAGACTATTGCATCTCAATTCTCTTTGAAAAATCGCTGGTACCAGAATACAACCACTCATCTCTCAAAAGATAGAAAATATTACATAGTTCCGATAGTTTATGAAAGATTGATTAACAATCCAGGTTTAAAGCCATTTATTTCGACCACAACTGGCAAGTTAAATATCACCGAATTGCTTGAAAACATAACTCTCTCTTCATATGTATTTTTAAAAGCTGCAAAAAGATGGGCCCTCGAAAAAGCCGCCTCTGATTTGGCGAAAGCTATTAGTTTAGACCATCAAGAAAAAGCTGAAACGATGGGTTTTTTCCCAAAGAATTCTCAAGGTATCGACGGCACAGAACCAATTGCTGCCGAGGCCTGGTATATCGATCCCAGGCCGCCAGAATACCAAAATTTGTTTTTAAAAGCGATGTTTCCAAGAGACTGGATAGATAGTTTGCCGAATAAAATTGAGCCTTGTCCCGTCGGCGGAGCGACCCGGACTGTTATTCTCCATACAGACACATTAAAAAAAGATTTGGCTCACCTTCGAGAAATATTAAGACATTTTAATTATCAGATACAAAACACACCAGTACATATAGATTTTGATGGTATATGTTTTGCACAAAAAGTTTCGAAAATTTTTGAACTTTTAAATAATGTATTAACATTAAATGAAAAGACAAATTTAAATATATCTTTAACCGGAGGAGCACTCCAGCTTGGTTTCACCGAAAACATGCAATTAAAATATATAGCCCACAGTGAAATTCCAGATTGCTTATGCGATGAAAAAAATATTAACGCGTATACATTAAAAAAAGGTGTTCATAAATTAAAGACTACTCCCCCTTTTGATTCTCCAACTGTTAACGGCCTTTTATTTTATCTTCCAGAAATTATAAGAAAATACGCTCCCTACCTGAAAGGCAATAAACGTATGTATCTATTTGCGGCTCAAGAATCGTGGCTTCACTTCATAAAATCTTATATATTTCCCAAGCCTGAAATAACATACGATACATCCGAAACAGAGGGAGAATTTTTTGTTAAAAAAATAACAGCGATTGGCGACTTAACAAAATCTATAGGAAGTGTTACCAAAAATATTTTATATACCAGAGATCCCACTGTTCTTATGGCGCCCGATATACGGCAACGAATTCTGGGCGCCGTTAGCCAGGAAATGATATATGGCGGCGACAAAGTGATGTTGGATGCTTTAACTTCTGAGATACTTTCTATGACCGCTCTTTATGATAATTTACTTAATAAAGTACCAATAACAGAATTAATTAAATTAGCTCTCAGTGCTCTTGTTAAGTGTGTATCAGACGATGATCTTAAGAAGAAGATGTGCGATTCAATTTTAAGAGCAATGCCCGGCTCCGAAATAAAAACAAAGGTTATTCCATGCCTACGCGCATCAGGAGCTGATGATGCGATTGCTCATATGGAATCTTTGATGTTAACACGACGCAGCCTTGTATATCGGCAGGCCCAAGCGCGCGCGCCTGAAAAATTTACAAAAACAGTTGCGGACGCAATGAAATCAGAACTTGATATGGCCGCCGTCAATGAGCTTTATTGTTCGGACCCAGAATTTCAAGATATCCTCGGGCGCCCAGCTGACGATTTTTCTGAAGAAATGCTTCTTGCGAGGGAGCAAGATAAAGATGACGCAATTTGCGAATGCATATTATCAGTTTATGGCCCAGTGGAACAAATATTTGGGTTTATAGAAGAGGCAAAAGATACCGGTGGAGATATTTTAGATATACTAGTATCCAATAGAGCACAAGCCATTCAACAATCAAGGTCGGATGTAATAGATCGTATCTTGAGGGTATTTCGAACTTCCGACCAACGAACTTTATCAGGTATGGCCACAAGCATCATGACAGCTCTCGTAGAATCATACGTTGCCGTTGTGCTCGCCGCTATGCTAATTGTTTTGCAGCATGTCAAGAGCACGGTACTTGGAGGTTTAGCTACAGATATCTGCGCAGCACCCGCAAACCCATTTTCAGAGAAAAATTTTAGTAAAATGGTTATGAACTCAACTCTCTATAAAGATAATGATTTCAATAAGTTAAGAAAAAATTTCAATAAGTTAAAAACCTTGGCTGGCCTCAGCGGAGACATTAATGCCATAATAACAGCATGCGATGAGTTAGGTCGACAATTTACCCCTACCGAGTTTAAACGGATCTTTACTACACCATGCAGTGACAATTCCGCTGATGATTTATACAAGCAAATACATTTTCCAGGTATCACATACGATCCCAAGAAAACCGGAGACGCCCCCTTCGGATCTTCTTTGGAGTACATTCAAGAAATATATTATGGAAGCGCCACGGCGACAGCGGAAGCCGCGCTTGCTTTAGACGAGGGAGAGTCGTTGGATGGAATAGTAACTTCTTTTTGTGATATGGATAACGAAGGAGGAAGAGGGGGACTCCCTATCGACGCTAAACATACTTTGCTGTACAGCTTTGGCTCGCAGGTTGATGATTCTTTTTATGATGAGATTATAAATGATCATGAAGACCTAAAAGCAGAACTAGCTAATTTTTGTGATCCAGAATCCATCGAAATTTTTTCAAAAACTTTAGGTTCTAGTGACATCGCCGCCCATGCGCAAAAAGGCAAAGAGGATATACTCGAAGATATTGTTTCGATATTGCCGCTTTTAGACAAAGATAAATTAATGGACATGATGCCGCCTCTATTTTGTGGCCCTTGTAATCCACGAAAAGTTGGCCAAAAGCCCCTAATAGAAAATCAGATTCCTGGGCCTCTTTTAGACACATTCGATGAATTGAACAAAGATACGCTTAATACAATTAACAACATGTTTAATAACACGGTTGATTCTTATAAGCCAATTTTGCTCGGTCAAACAGATGCCCATTCCGACATGATTGATGCCATTGTCCAAGCAGCAGACGACGCTATGCAGGTAAAAGAGAAGGACAAAGACGGGAAGTTGGTTTATGATGAAGATGGCAAAACAATACCTACCGGTGTATATTACAAAGGCCCCGCCGCGTTCGGCGCATCCGGCAACGCCCAACAAGAGTTAATGGAAAGTCTCGCTACGTACGCTCAAGACAATGTCAAGGACGCCGATAAAATCATTTCAAAAAATTTGTTAACCGCACTAGAAACAGCGACCACTACAGACTTTGTTGCATATGAATATGGCGCCTTTAAAGTTTTCGTGTATACGGTGCCACCAGTTGAAGGAAAAAGCCCCGCAAAAACAATATATTTATTATTTAACAAAACGGATAGCTCGAAATCGTATCAAAATCGTATGGTGGGCCCGGGCCAAATAAAAATTGTTGTACAAGAAACGGGCTCAGATGTTCCACTATATGAATGGCCACCACCCAACAACAATATTGATTTTATGATTGGGGGGGGATCTTCCACTGGTACTGAAATTACTCAAGGGCTCGAAAAGATGGGGCTCGGTCTTGATTTCGCTGACGTCAGCACTTATGATGGTTATTTTATTAATATTATCCAACTATTGCTTGAAACTATTTTTCTTGAAGGGACCAAACATGATATGTTTAATGGGGTTGTTTTTAATAAAATACCGTTAACTGATTTAGAGGCATTACAATCTTGTAACTCCGACGTGGGACGTACACCTCTTTTAAATATCGAACAAATTCTTAGCGACCTGAGAGATACACAAAAAGCTTTAGAATGTGTGGTAAGCAGGTTTGATACGCCCAGCGCGTTTGAAATAACAGCCGTGTATGGGGTATGCAAAGCCTTATTTAAGAGCTGTATAGTAGAAGAATATTTAAAAAATATATTTATTTTTGGTTTTTTAAGAATTGAAGATATTATGCAATCCAGCGCTTACATGAAACTGTTATTAGACAACGTAGTTAATTCTTTGCAATCAGCAGTTGGTGCCGATAGCTATGAAGATGTTTTAGATTATTCATCAAAAATTATTAATGGACGCATGCAACTGGGGGAAACTTTCCCCAACCCCCCCGGCTCTTCAGCCGAAGAGTCGCCGGCTAGCGGTCCGCTAGGAGAAATGCAGGTATTGAGATCTTCCGAGGATTGTTTAAAGATTTTAATTTTGGAAAGCGCGACCGAAATCAGTGATATTCTCGATAATCGAATACAATCAGTTGTCGACCCATCCTGGCAGAAAAAATTTAACAAATTTGGCGACGCAGACGGCGCCGCAGCAGAGATAAAGGACACTCTCTCAGAGCGGCTTTTAAATTATGTGGCATCTTCATCGCCAGAATATTGGTCTCCAAATATATTTCCTTTCGATTATGGAAATGAAGTTAGTCCTTTTGGCAATCTTTGTCCAATGCGTATTGCCCGCGCGTGGGAAAATAATTCGAAGGCATCGATTCCATGGCCTCTTCAATTTGGTGTTGGCGGCACCAGCGCCGGGGAAAAAGATTCAAGCGAAAGATTCACTAACATGGAGGACTTTTTTAACAACACGGGCTGGCCGAACAGAGGCGCCGAAAATGATGAGCCATGGTCAGGAGGCTTCTTTTTTCAACCATATGTAAAGATTATTCCACGAGTATTTGCGTACGCTGGGCAGCAGTACCACACGTTGGGTGATGTCGTCATGTCAGACTTAGCAGACAATCTCCAAGTTTTTTGGGAGACTTTTAAAGAATCTTATAAATACTACGCGCCTGACGTCATCAATGAAAACAAGCCGCAAATCTCCGGTAATGCGCCCAAAAATGAATTAATTGATCTTATAATAAAACAAGTTGAATACGAGGCGACTCCGGACGGATTGTTCGAGACTGTCGAAGGAACCGACGGCAAACCCACGTCTTGGGTCATCGGCGGCACCCTCGAAAAGTTTTTTAAGCTTTTCTTTTCGCCGTACGATAATGTCTCAGAAAGCATAGATTCACAGAAATATAGTAGATCTCTTTTTATGAGATTGGTTTCTTCTTTTGTGCCCAGCAAAGTAGATAATACTTTTACCGACTGGAAAGAAGGGTATTACTATTGGGAAGACCATCCAAGCGGTGCTGGAAACGCACAAAAATGGAATTGGATTAACAGGGGTACCACATCAGTCAATCTTGCCTCTGGAGAGCCTTTGGGGATGAAAAATTCACAATTAATGGAAGGACGAGATGGAAGTACAATCAGTATGTTTGGCTTTGCTAAAGAATTGAAAGCCCCAGATGCTCCTAATTTTTATGATAAACTAATTGCATTTGCTACCGAGATGGGTAGTGGAGAATTCGGTGGAGAAGATGAGGTTATAGCCGATGGCGATGGCGGAACGACCATAGTTCCTTACGCATATGAAACAGAAAAAAACTTTTGGTATGAAATCAGAGATATAATTTTTGATAGTCCATCTCATTATTGGTTTGATTTTAAAATAGGCATGCGCTTAAATCTGATAGTTAAAATTAATAATTTAGACTCAGAAGTAAATACTATTGATTCAGTTACATCGGCGATGGATAACTTTAATTTAAAAAAATATAATGAAGAAAAAGTCTTTATATGGCAAAAAACTGCGGATGAAGCATATTATTGCTTCCCTCTTGAAAGCGAAGAACAAGAGGCACGGGACATGTTTAGTGGGCTAGTAAATAACTGGCATTGGACATCGAAGTTGGCACCTGCGAAAGTAATATCCCATCCCTCACAAGCGCCTTGCTTGTGGGCTATCAGCCGTGCGATAAACCAAAGACTAGACCATGACAACCAAAGCCAAACTTTAGAAAATTTAAAATTAAAATTATTAAAAAAACTAAAAACGTCAGAATTGCTAACTAAGGCATTTTCTTTTAAAGACTTGGCAGTTCTAGTCGCCATAATATATCGACACTACATGCAATCAGCATATCCGTCTATTGATAGATTGTTTATACCCCTAAAGAACACCATTAATAGATATATAGCAGCCACAACTGCAGCAATTAATGGCGATTATCAATATGCCGACCCACTAGCCGAAGAAACGAACCCTCTCGCCGAACTTCAGGCCGCCGTACCTGATTTTAATGAATTAAAGAAAAAGTTTACAATAATGTGTATTCAAATGGCTGCTAATATTGTTGACCCCACTTGGGTAACTCAATGGTTTCTGCCCGGGCCCATTACGCCGATTGGTATAATTGCTAAGACCTTATCTACCAAGTGGACAGAAGACAAAGAAGGCCCCGAAGATATTACGACAGAGCTTTGCCCACCCCCCGATTGGGACACTGTGTCTAAGGAATCTGAAGAATATAAAACAGAGCTGCAGGCCAAGGAAGCTGAAGAGTTTTTCTCTAGTGATGACGCTGTTGAAGGTACCACACTTGAAGCGTGGATAACTATGCTTGAACATACTCAGGATCCCCTTGTGAATGAGGAAAGATGGAACAGTGTATTAACTAAATGGACTTTCAATATTCGTTATGCGCTTGGCCAAGCACCCCTCCTCGGGCCATCGCTGTCCGAATCGATGATCTCTCACGATATGAATGGATTAACCTTAAAGATTGACTTCAAACATGAGTTATCCCCCCTCTCGGAAATACACACATATGAAGCTGCCCTTGACACAAGTTTAAATTCATACGAGTCTTCCATCACCCGTATTGGTGTAAAAGATATAGTCGACAATTGCATCGATGGGGCCACAGGGTGTCAGGCACAAATCGGCTCAGATATACTCTTAGGCCAGGCTATAGTACAAAGTATCCAGGCCTTTATAAATAGCATCGAGTGGCCACCCATCCTTGCACCGCTAGTAACAACTACTTGGGGCCTCTCGGAGATTGCGCAAGCGGTGGGCGGCGCGGGTAATGTCCATGACGTCTACGGCACTGCTGTTTACATGCAAGGTTTAATTATAAAGCCTCCATATGGAACACTTATTACTACCACCGAAGGACGTCAGCGGCTGACCTACGGCTACCACAATCACGTTTGGACCCCACAGGATATCGTCGCGACGCCTCCGCCCGATGAGAGTGGGTACCTTAAGTGGGAGTGTGTACCCTGGGACCACAATATAACATCTTGTGATGACCTTTGGTTTATTAATTTCACTAACATGAAATACCTTAAAAACAAACCCGTCGGAGTACCTTAATAAGCACTTAGAGATTAATATAAAAGCTTAAGAGGAATAATTGTTTTAATTTCTAATTATTAAAAAGGAATAAAAATATGGCAGTTGGCTTTTCTCCCAGTTTACCCTTACGATATGATTCTATTGATGGTTTTTATAAATTAAATAAAACTTTGGGCGATGTCGCAAAACAAAATTTAAAGACAGTTGTACTCACCGCCCCTGGCGAGAGAATAATGCATCCGGATTTTGGCGTGGGCGCCCGTAATTACTTATTTGACCAAACCGAAGGCACATACCAAGACCTTAGTACAAAAATAATTGAACAGGTCCGGAAGTATGTTCCTTTTATTAAAATTATTAATATTGCTATAGTGGATGTAAATTTAGATGAGACTCGGAAGTACGATTATAAAGACACTCAATATTTAGGTATCGAAATTATATATTATATTCCAAATTTAAATTTAAACGAAACTTTAAAAATAATTGTTTCTAGCATCAGCTAACCAAGAAGGAAAAACTAAAGATGCCAAAAATGAAACCATCCATAAATTACACTAGTCGAGATTTCGAATCCATTAGGGCAGATTTAGAAGCTTACACAAAAAGATACTACCCTGACAATTTTAAAGACTTTACAGAAGCTTCTTTTGGTTCCTTAATGTTGGACACCGTTGCGTACGTTGGAGACATGTTATCTTTTTACACAGATTATCAAGCTAATGAATCATTTTTAGATACAGCAATGGAATTTAATAATATCTTAAAATTAAGCAGCGAATTAGGTTATAAATATAAACCTTATCCATCTTCATTTGGTATCTGTAATTTTTATATAACTGTACCGGCGCAATCTAATTATCCAGCACCAGATAACACCTATAAGCCGATATTAAAGAAAGGCTCGACTTTCTTTTCTACAGCGAATACAATTTTTACTTTATTAGAAGATGTGGATTTTTCAAAAAGTACCTATCCCATTGTAGTGGCCGACCAAAATTCAAATACAGGCGCACCTCTTTCATATGCGATACGAGCGGCAGGACAAGTAGTATCGGGCGAGCTGGCAATTCAAGAAATTTCAATTGGAGAGTTCCAAAAATTCTTAAGAATTAGATTAGATGGCCAAAATATCAGTGAAATAATTTCTATTTTTGACGATAATGGAAATCAATATTATGAAGTAGATTATCTCACACAAAACATTTTGCAGGTTCCTGTTTTGAACAAAGGGGATAATTCAAATACAGTCCCTTATATATTAAAACCTGTCTCAGTTTCCAGGCGCTTTGTGGTCGAGAGCACACCAACAGGTGTGTTTTTGCAATTTGGGTATGGCAGTGAAGAAACACCTGTTTCTTTACAAGATCCTTCAGAGGTCATCCTCCAGTTGCATGGAAAAGACTATACCACCGCTACTTCATTTGATCCATCGATATTAAATGAAACTGACAAACTTGGAGTAGTACCGGCTAATACTATTTTAACGATAATTTATAGAATTAACACAAATGAAAATACAAATGCCGCAGCCAATACTGTAACAAGAGTCGGTACCGCCAATTTCCAATTTAATGCCCCCGAAAGTTTAAATCAGGGTAAGAGAAATAGTGTTACAAATAGTTTGGCTACTTTAAACGAAGAGCCGATTATTGGTAACGTGACCATAGCCACTGCGGACGAAATCAAACAAAGAGCCAGAGGGAACTTCGCGGCTCAATATCGAGCGGTCACAAAAGAAGACTATATTAGTCTTGCTTATAATATGCCTTCAAAATTTGGAAAATTTAAGAGAGTAACAATAGAATTAGATTCCGACTCGTATAATCAGAGAAATCTAAATTTGTATACTATTTCGGAAAACACAGATGGAACTTTGATTAAAAGCAATGGCACTCTTAAAAATAATTTGAAAACATGGATAACTCAGTATAAGATGATTAATGACACAATGGACATATTAGATGCCAAGATTGCTAATATAGGAATTGAGTTTAAAGCCCTAGCTTTCCCCGGGGTCAACAAGTATGATCTTTTAAACGAGGCAGTTACAACTTTACAAGTTGCCTTCGATCAAACATTTTATATTGGAGAACCATTTTTAATTACTGATGTATACCAAAATTTAAAATCGATTCCAAACTTAATGGACGTAATCGACGTCAATATTATAATTAAAAGCGGCGCCGCGTACGCGGATTCTCCAATTAGCATCGAAGAGTCATTGTCGGCAGATGGAAGATATGTTATTCCACCAATGGACACAATCTTTGAAATCAAATTTCCAAATTCAGATATAATGGGGACAATACTCTAATGGCTATTAAAAGATATACAGCGGATGCAGACACAACAATAACAAACGCCTTCAAATCAAACTTGTCTACTCGCGGTGTGAGTGGAAATATGGGCCAATCAGATATTCTTGAAGTCTTTTCGATTTACGCGCAAGCTTCAACAGCATCGTCGGAGCTAGAAAGAGTTTTAATAAAGTTTCCCGCTAGCGGCACAGCCGCTGGCTATATTTCTTATGATCGATCACAGGGGGACATACCAGCCTCCGGGAGTGTTTCATTCTATTTAAGAATGTTCGATGCACCTCATTCGCAAACTACCCCTAAAGATTTCAATTTAATTATTTCTGCTGTTTCTCAGTCTTGGCAAGAAGGGCTCGGTCTCGATATGGAAGAATATTCCGACGAAGACGAGGCCAATTGGCTCTATGCAACCGACACCAAAATTCAAGCTAGTGCCTCGATTACAGTAAGGGCAAATACTGCCGCAAACACAATTACTTTTACTGGCTCAAACTCGAATTATTTATTTACATCTATTGATGATGCAACGCCAGCCCCAAATTATTTTCATATTGGTGCGAACACCAGCGCATGCGCTACAAATATAAAAACAATAATCGATGCATCTGCAAGCGCTGACTTTAGCGCATCTGTGGATTCTGCAGTTGTCACTATATACGCATTTACCGCTGGGACATCTGGAAATTCAGATTCTCTATCTTCAAGTTTAGCTAGCGTTTTTGATGTAACCGGAAGTGATAGTGTTGCCAACAGCGGTCTAAGTGGAACTTTTGCAGGGGGAGCCAACTTTACTTCATGGATAGCGGAAGGAGGCGATTATTTAACAGACGCTTCTTCTTCTTTTACTGCATCTTTTGACACAGGGTTTGAAGATGTAGAATTAGATATTACTCCACTGGTTGAACAATGGATTAATAGCGCAGGCAATGAAGCAGTCTTAGGTGCTAGAGGGTCACAATTTTTCTTTAGGCGCCCCTACATAGAAGCGCGTTGGGATTCTTCCACTCAAGACAATCGAGGAAGTTTTTATTATAGTAGTTCATTGGCACCCGCAGCAGACAATTTAAACACTATTTATCTATATAATTATGTACGCGGGCAATTGAAAAACATCCCAGATATTGGAACAGGCAATATTTATATTAGGGCCTATTCTGGTTCGGCTGCTAATTCTGCCCCCTCGGGATCCAAATTACAATTAAGTATTGGCGGGGGTGTGATATCAACTGATCTTTATAATATCACTGGAGGATATGTATCTCCCGGCGTCTACTCTGCATCCTTTGCGTTCACAGGATCCACCTCTTTAACACGAATATTCGATGTGTGGCATAGCGGGAGTACACAATATTTTACCGGGACCATCAATCCAGCTAGCTTAACTCAAGTTTGGCCAGGCCAAGCATATAATCCAAATCAACAATACGTGTCTAGTATCACAAACTTAAAACCCTCGTATTCAAATCAAAATACAACTGCTAGATTCCGGTTATACACAAGAAAGAAAAATTGGAACCCAAACATTTATAGTGTGGCATCCGTAGCGGCACCCCTTGATTTGGTAGAGAGTGCTTATTATAGGATATACCGCGTAACTGATGACCTAAATATTATTTCTTATGGCACTGGTAGTGATAATAATACTAAACTATCTTATGATGATAGCGGCAGTTATTTTGATTTAGACATGTCGTTACTTGAAGCAGATAACGCATATGGGATCAAGTTTGTATATTATCTAAACGGCCAGTATAATCAACAGCCAGAAAAATTTATATTTAGAGTAGAAAAAGCATGAGCACAGACTATAGTAAGATATTTGGTCAAAAAGATATTATTTTGACTAATACAGATAGAGACACGTTAGCAGCATCAGCAGAATCTGTCAACTACATGACAGAATATTTTAATAAAAAACAAAGATTTGTACCGCCAGTAAACTTTTCAAACCCAAAATATTTTGCTAGATTTGGGTCTGCTGAAAAGTATTATATTGATGCTATCGATAGAATCTATAAAACATATCCCTACGATGGCTCGCTAAAAGAGCGAGTACAGTGGGAACTTAGTTCTTCCTACCTGGATCTTCACGTTTTTGAAAATGGTTACCCTCGCACAAATGGGTATGTCTTATTTTCTGCTGAAGGGTGGGGAACTCAAGTTGCGACTTCAGATGGTTATGGTGCACCAGCCACTTCTTCTTATGAATATATCTTATCTAAAGGCGGCCCCAACACATCTTATCGTAGCCAGGGAAAAAACATCAGAGATCAGACTGGAGACTATAAAGACGGGTATGCTAATGTTTGGGATGTCGACAAAAATAGAGAATCTAATCTAAAAATTGGCGGTATCGATGGCAATACAGTTGAATTTTGGTTAAAGAAAGGTGAGTTCTTAGGATCTTCTCTCACCAACCAAGAAGTCTTATTCGACCTTCATACGAGCGAGTTCATTTCATCTAGTTTGAACTACGGGCGCCTAACAGTTGAGCTAACTGCATCCACTAGCGGAAGCCCATTCAGAGTCACTTATATGTCCGGGACCGCCGGCTTTTCTTACGAAACTATCGGAAGCGGTATAGATACATCTTCTGTAGCAGACGACTCTTGGCACCACTATGCCTTTACTTTAAAAAACACAGAAAGCGCAGTAGAGGTTAACTTTTTTGTCGATGGCGCGTGTAACCACACAATTATTACTGGTTCTTCAATTAGTTATGTAAGTGGCAACATTAATGCAACACTCGGCGCCTTAGCAACAGCACCATCGGGCACGTTTACCCCAACATTAGGGTGGGGTGGTCTATCTGGTTCTATGGATGAATTCAGATTTTGGAAATCCGAAAGAACTTCCCAACAAATAGGGCTCCAATATATTGAGCCAGTTGGCGGGGGCACCAATACTGACGACGCAAATACTACTCTTGGCGTTTATTATAAATTTAATGAAGGCATTACACTCACCGCTTCAATCGATAAAACCATTTTAGATTATTCCGGAAGAATTAGCAACGGCAACTTTGTAGGATACAATTCCTCAGCTAGAAATATTAATTCGGCCATGGTGCAATCTGGCAAAGTCGATAGAGAATTTAAAGATCCCATTTTGTATAACTTCCACCCAGAAGTGGTTTCGTATTATGGCACAAAAAAAGAGGAGGGGAGACAATATGATTATTCTAATAATTCATCAATCTATTTTACATTACCAGCATGGATTTTAGAAGAAGATGAAATCAAAGAATACTCTCCATTAAGAAATTTTACACAAGTGATCGGCAGCTATTTTGATTCACTTGCTAGCCAAATTGAAGCCATTTCCAAATTAAAGCATAAAAATTATTTAAGTTCAAGTTATAAATCATATCCTTTTTCTGACAGATTGTTGGAATCTGTTGGGTTTACTTATTTTCCAGAGTTGTTTTCTGACGCTACGGCACTAGAACAGTTTAGGAACAGAGACGATAAGAAGCTTTTTCAGCAAAAATTATATGATACAAAAAATCGTATTTATCAAAATATTTATAACAACATAGTTTACATTTACAAAACAAAAGGAACGGAAAAGTCTTTTAGAAATCTTATTCGTTGTTTTGGCTTTGATGATGAGATTTATAAAATTAATCTATATGGTAATCGGGTTACATACCAATTAAAAGATAACTACTCGTCTGTAGCAGAATCAAAAAATTATGTTAATTTTGCATTAACAGGCACACAAAAAGCAACAGTCCATTCATTCTCTTCGAGCGGCAATCCAAATTCTACATCATTTATTTCGAATGTCACCCCGAAAATGAACTACTTTGGTTTTACAATGGAAACAGAAGTTGCCTTTCCTAGGCGCTACAGTGTCGCAGATTCAAACATTACAGTACAATCGAATAAGGGAACAAGCAAAACTTTTAGAGCCTATGTACCTTTTAAGACAGCTTCTCTTTTCGGGATGCACCAAGTAAACGGAACTACCGAGAATGATTTAACATGGGCAACCACTGATTCCGCAAATTTTCAAGTTTATGCTATCAGAGACGAAGACCATTCAAAAAGATGCCGGTTTAAACTAACCGGCGTCGGAGCTACGGTCATACCAACATTGACGAGCAGCTATTTTGATGAAGTTTTTGATGATACTCGTTGGATCTTTTCCGTCTCAGTAAAGCCAAAGATGTATCCACAAGCAGATTTACCATACTTGACCAGTGTTGCTGTCTCCACCGGCCCGGAACGTGGCTACACAGTAGAGTTTTATGGTGTGGAGAAGATATTAGATACTATTAAAAATGAATTTTTATTAACCGGCTCGATTACTTATAGCGACGGCCTCGCGCTATTAAATAATGCAAAAAGTATTTATATCGGAGCCCATCGTACCAACTTTTCTGGGTCCCTCCAAGAAAAATCTGATGGACACATTTCTTCTACGCGCGTTTGGCTAATGCCGCTCACTACGGGAACAATACAACAACACGCACAAGATGCTAAAAATTACGGAGTACCAAGCCCATATAGAAGTGGATATTTATACCAAACTTCAATGACGGGTACCCGCGTCCCCGAAATACATACATTAGTATTAAATTGGGTATTTGATACTTTAACTGGATCAGATTCTAGTGGAGAATTTGTCGGACAAGACTTCTCATCTGGCTCAACGAGTTTACAAAATCGCTATAACTGGATTGGGAATATTGTTGGCAAACAATATTTGCCAAAAGGTATTAATTTTCCACCTTCATTTTCCAAAACTCTAAATAAAAAATATGTTTATTCAGCAAAGAAACAATTACCAGAGTTTATTAATAGTTCAAACATGGTTAATGTCATGACCGATGATGACATATTCTTTAATAAAGTTGATCTACTGAGACCTACAAACTATTATCTTCACATTGAAAAAAGCATGTATCAAACAATCTCTGAAGAAATGATAAGAATGTTTTCCTCAATTAAAGATTTTAATAATTTAATTGGGGAGCCAGTAAACAAATATCGTAGCAAATACAAACACATGGAAAAACTTCGTCAACTTTTCTTTGAGAGAGTAGGGAATACACCGGACCTAGATAAGTATATCGATTTTTATAAATGGGTTGACATCACATTAGATGTCCTCTTGGGGTACCTTGTACCAGCTTCAGCAGATATTGGTGATCAGTATGGCAGCAATATTCGTACATTAGTAGAAAATCATGTGCTTGCGCGCAATAAATATAAGTGGCAGTTCCCAACGATAGAAGACAAAACTCCAGACATAGAAGGTCATATTCTTAGTATTAACGAGCTTTTATATGGCTGGGAGTTCGGTCACAACCCGACAAGTAGTCTTCAGGCCGATAATTGTCTTTGGTGGAAAGAACGCGCAGAAAGAACCGACGCGCTAGCAAGTGGCGACTCAAATGTTAATAACGATAAACAAGCAATACTTAACTCTATTAACAACGAGACGAATGCTAAGAACTACATGCTATATGATAGTGCAACTAGCACAACTTATTCTGGTTCTACGTTTGCAATCCGCCGATTAGCTAAACCATACAAATTTAAAGTCGACGAATCTCGTACAACTAAGGGTGGTACAAATTATTATCCAAATAAAAAAGTGGACATCATTCGAACGGAAACCAATTTAGAAACTTCTACAAATTTTCTTGCAGCTCCCGCAGCCAATGTAGAATCATTTAAAGATTGTAATGATGGACTTGATCTGATCACAAAACGTAAATATTCGTTTAATGCTCTTTTAAGAAGTGAATTAACAACAGCGACCGAGAAAAACTATTTCAACGCAAAGGGCGCCCTGTTTGCCCCATTCAGTATGTATAGTGCCTCCATTTCAGGGGGTTATTATGATACAGTTTCCAATAATTTTAAAACTTCTTTAGATATTACTAACTTACATGAAGATACCTATGGAACTTTATACGGTGTACCAGTACAGGGTCCGTTTACTGACAAGTATGTTGGAGGTCTTCAATCTCGTCATGTCGCCTTGACCGTTAATCCGGCACTGACAAGCTCCGCTAACCGCCCTGAAGGATGGTCTTTATCGTTTAGTAGCAATATCTTAACAATGTCAGGCCCAGCTGTGGGGGTCGAAGGCAGTCGTCCGAAAGCAACGCGGCTTAGAGACGAAACTGCTAAGCGCCCCATTAATGTGAGAAACATTCAACAAACAACAGGCTCTACAATAATTGGTAACTATACCAAAGATTATGATTTGTTGATGATCGGTGGTCGCTCAATTAATAATCGCTTTTTTGTCAAAAACGAAGGCGTTTCCGCAAGCTCGATAAATTCTCAAGCTGTAAGTGGTGTTTTAGATTATGATTTACCAGGTGCTGCACAGTCACAAAGAGATCGACAAGAAGTTGTTATAAATGGTTTGACTTCATCTGCACGCAATGATTATATTATTGTCAACAGATTCTCTGCACCTGGAGACCCTTCAACGATGGGGTTTGCTTATTTAGATATCGAGGCGCAGGAATACTCAATTTATAATTCCTTACCATGGCGCAACTTAATTGTTCGCGACAGCCTCCAAGAATTATATACAGATCATGCAAAACAATTTGGGTATTTTAGTGATGCACAAAATTCAGCAAGCTATGTGTTGGCTGGCATGCCCTATCCTGGAACGAGCGGATCTGTAAACGCTCTAGATTATGCTGGAAGCGCGTCGTTTCACAAGGTTAATAGAAACCCGAGAAGAATTATTAAAAGCACAGGAGTAGAGTACGCCAGTTCATATGCTAGTGGAGTCATTTATGATAATTGGCACGTACAACATCAGATCCCACAATCTGATTTACAGTATGCGTGGATTACAGCTAGTGTAATTGAAGGATATACCGGCTCAGCATATTATGGCTTTGAGCAACCAAATTTCAGCAATGCAAGTCTAGCTTCTACCGATATTACATTTTGTAGTGCTAGTGACTTTGGCTCTTATTGGAAATCAGCATGGGGATTACGACTTTTTGGTGGTACATATGCTGAATTCGGATCGGATCAATTTGTTCCGACTGATTTTGCTGGCATAAATTCTAATGTTTATGAGCCTATAACGTCGTCTTTGAACATTTTGGGATATCCATCAGGAGTAGGATCTTATGCCAACTGCTGTGTCACCCCTGGCACCTTTCTTGGCTCATCCTACTATCCCCAACTTCTTAACGCTTTGATTCTCCACCGCCAAGGCCCATACGGGTGGCCTTCTTGGAAACAAATTAGAGGTGAAAGTCACCCTGTAATTAGAAATCATCGGAAAACTAATCGACAATCATTTTTGAAGCTAGAAAAAATTTCTAATGATACAGACGGTCAACCCCGAGATAAGAAAGTTTTAATTTCTCAAATAGAGCCGCCAGTAAGTTCAAAATATAAGCCGTTAATTCATAGTCTTTTCTTTAAACAAAACATCGATCCAAACAAGAATAATTGGTGGAAAAATTCTGAAGAAATTATTATTGACCACACATATGCAAATGAAAAATGTTATTTTCCCCAAGTCGTTTCGGGCACAAAGGCGCTTATTGATGGAAATATAGACTTAAATAAGATAGATTCTATTTCCACTTTGGCTGGGAGTATTTCTCAAGATGATAAAACTTTAATTTATGATTCTCTAAATAAGTTTATTTTTGGAGACACAATGCAACCTGCGAACCCAATTAGCCAATTTAACTATCTTAAAATTAAAGAGGTTATTTATCCTCGTGAACACTATACGTATCTAAGTGGTACCCGAGAGCGCACGAACTTTGCAAATAATTTCTGGCGCGATACACGGAATGCGAGAGACACCGAAGGATCTCCAGATGGAGGTCCATGGGCCAACTCACAAGGCTACATTGTTACCCAAAGTATGTGGCCACTAGACTGCCGCTCTGACACAAGTGTTCCCCCCATACCCAACTACTCTAATTTTACAGCATCTGCAGGTATGGAAGGGGAGCTACAAAATGGATATAGTTTGTTCTTCTCCTCCTCGAACACGGGCCCATTCGCGGCCGCCACCTATCTGCGCCGTGTACCCGATAGTGCGTCAGAGGGAATACTGTATGCTGGTGATACCTTGTGGGAAGCAAACACACAAGCAGGAGTAAACCCATTTTATAATAATTATGCAGAATATATTGAAGAGGCAAAGAGGATTGGGAAAGATTATGGGATCCTACCAGAATTTAGAATTAGCGAACATATGGATTATTATATTAATAGTAATCCGGACGGCAATCCAAACTTTTTAGTAACCCCACAGCCACCAGGCTTATTCACATTGACTGGTTCGGTTCTTTCTAGTAGTGCCGACGAAGGATTTTATACTGTGTATTCATACAGTGATTTTATGAAGTTTTTTGAGCTAGTTAAAAATGATTATATTAGTACGCCAATACCGCAAAAGGAAGCAGACGAGGACGCCGCCATAAGCACCATGGTCTCATATCCATCTGAATTAACTCTTGAATGCAAAGTTTTGAAAAAGTTTCTTCCATATGACGGATTTTACCCCGCGGAAAGAACAGTTCAATTAGCAAAATTATTTAGCCAATCTTATGGAGACTCAGTTATACACGCTGAAGGCGCTAACCCAAATTGGAGAACAATGTTGGCGCCATTATTTGCACCCGGACTATTATATAATTCCATCAAATCTGGCATTGCAGTAGACTACCCAATCGTCAATGACACTCTTAGTGATGCTACTATAACTTTTACAGGATCTTCCGTTAATAATTCGGCCGACTCAGGCGATGCACGCCTATCGGGAACATTTGGCGCCAGGCTTCCGTTTGAAGCTCTGGCTAGCCCAAAAACCTTTTTAGAGGGGACACACCTTGTCGACGCAGAGCCTAATCCACAAGCTTTTATTGATAGTAGTGGTAGTTTTATTGCCGCGGCAAACCCGCTGTTTATGTACGCAATGAATAACTTTTTAGCAGAAATTCCTTCATTCTTTTTGGAAAATAACTCATTAAGCACCTTGACCTCTTATGGAGACGTTAGCGCGGCGCCAACGATGGGCGAGGACGTGACATATAAAATGAGAATTGTTCTTTCGAACGGCCAGTTTGATACTCTCCATACATTACAAAATGTTGAGAAGGGGTTTCCACCGGCCCTGGAACGAAGTGATAACACTGCGTCGTTTATATACAACACTCCGGAAGTCACAATGTACAATCGCTCTTTTGATAGAAACTCCCCGGCCCGTTATTCCGCAAGCTTTGTAGGCGACAACAATGCCACACTAGCTTACGGCTCTTCGTTTGGGCCACCTTGCGAGGCCTCGTCTTCTGTCAATGGGCACGAGGCTAGCTTTGAGCCATTTACACCTCCTTACTATAACGGCTACAGCCACATTGAAGTTTCTTTCCTCTCTGCGGTAGGCGGTGCAATGGAAATGTCCGATATTCTTGCGGCATGCCGGGAGAACGCAACTTATTTTAGAGAAACCACCAGATCTGGAAGTCGAGAAAGTTCTACGGCCGGAATTAATGCGATGCAAGCCAATGCGTCTTTAAATTGGGATCAACTAGTGGTTGACGAAGACGGAAGTGAAAGATGGGTAATTCAGCCGAAATGGGAATGTCCTATATTAGATTTTACTACTTCTGATATTACGTTGCCGGAAGGAGGAGGCTCCGGCTCCGTGGCAAAAGGCATGTGGCATCAATATGGTTCTATCCCATCCGCCGATAACGGTATATACTTATCAGTTCAAGATGTTATGGACCCAGAAGGAGGGTGGCAGCCTTCTTTGAAAAAACTACTTGGCTATTCCGATGATAATAGTAGAGTAAAATTAGGCGGTTTGGCTAAAAGCAAAACAATTAGTGAAGCCGTTGTTGCAATCCCGTTTAGGGCGGATCCCCAAAGCCCAAAAAAGAGGAAATATTTTAATATTAATCCGACGGTCATCGACAGCGCGCTGAACCCGAATCCCGGCGCCGACATTCCCGATCCGGCTCCCGTTGCCCCTTCCCAAGGGGTTCTAGATATGGTTGAAAAAATGAAAAAATATGTAATTCCCCCAACTTTTGATTTTATAACCAATGCTGAAGAGATCCCACCAATGGCCATGTTAATTTTTGAGTTTGAAACAAACTTAAGCCAGAAAGATTTAAGAAATATATGGCAGAATTTGCCACCAAATGATCAAGGGGATGCAAAAATAAGCAAAAGCCAAGCAGTTATCCCAGCAATGAAAGATATGATTTTTCCTCTCTTTGCAACGAGTCCTGGCAGCATGTTTGATCACTATGATAAAATACTTGGATTTCCAACCGATGTACAATGGCTCGTTTTTAAAGTAAAACAAAAAGCAAAAACTAATTATTTTGATATAACAGCAAAAGATGAATCTTTAAAAGGCGAGACCATCGATGCCCCTTGGCAAACACAAATATCATCTGAGATACCAAACTATAGTTTTAATTGGCCATATGATTTCTTCTCCATGATAGAATTAGCCAAACTAGAGATCACATATAAAATAGATCCGCATGGGGATCCGACCCCAAGCGATGGTGGCGCGCCGCCGACGGATCCCGAGTTTGGAGATGCTGTAGATAATCAACGTGATAACGCGCCCGGCAAAGAAAAGACTCCCGAGAAAGATGGCCCAACGGTGCGGGAAACAGCGGTTGTGATAGCCCGAACCGATTGACCGGCGCCTCGGGCAGTGGCTCTGATGACCCATACGGAAGATAACTTATGAGGATATATAAATGGAATTTTTAGACGCCAAAGAACAAGTTATTAATTTAGAGTTGACTTCATACGGAAGATTTTTGCTCTCCCAGGGGAAGTTTAATCCAAAAATATATGCTTTTTTTGATAGTGATATCGTTTATGATTATCGTTTTACGCAGAGCGGCTCGGCCACTAAAACCAAAGAATTACAAAACGACACAGAAGGCCGGATACAAGAAAATACTCCTCGCCTTGCAGCGCAAACTCTTTATAGAGGATCAGAGCTTGGAGTTTTCTCTGCAGAGCCAAATTTAATTTATAATTTGATGCCAGGAGTCTTAGCAGACAAGAATAATTTAGTAGTAAATTTAACTCAAACGCCTGATAAATCTTATATCTTCCAGGAACCAATCGGTAACTCGGCATATAATTCTAACAATATCGCCGCGTGGAACATAGGATTTTATAAGGCTCCCCTTTCTAGTTCAAGCACTGTTTGGACTGGCTCAAGCGACGATATCCCTACCACTTTTATTCCACAGCTATCTTGTTCTATACAATATGGCCTAGAAACATATGATGTACCAATAGACAATCAAAGCTCAACCAACAGTTGGAAAGACATGGGCGACAAAAGCTTTAAAGACTTAGAAAGTAAAAAAACAGTTTTGTATGACCCTTCTACGCCAATTATATTTGATGGCGACGGCTACATGATTTATAAAGATGATTTCGCTTTATTAAAAATAGAGGAAGTAAATACTGAATTTTTAAAAGAGAATTTTGAATTAGAAGTGTTTCGAGTTCATAAGTTAGAGGGCACTGTCAAGGGAGAAACAACTTATACTGAGACCCTAGAAAAGTTATATTTTGAAGGCTCAGATGTTAAAGAAACAAATCGTGTCGATTATTATTTTGATATTAATTATGATTTTGAAATAAATGAAGAAGAATATTGCAAGCTGGCCAGCACCGTAGACAAAGTTAAAAATATTTATCTTGATCAAGTATTTAATTGTGAGAGCAAAAAAGAAATATTGCATTCATTAAATATTTATGAAACTGGAGAGAACCAAGAAGAAGAGGATGTGTGCTAATGAATTATGAATTTAATGGGCTCCTAGATTCTATTCTACCTAATATCTATATTAATAGGATTACCTTAGAACAAAAAAACACACAACCACTCTCAAATAATAAATATGATATGACGCCACATATCAACCAAACCATAATCCCAGACAACGCCACATCTTTGACCCCAGATTATGGTGGTTTTGAAGACAAATTGAAAGTCACTTTTGATTTATTTTTAGAAATTCCAAATATTGATAGTAATGATTTCTGGAAAGAAATATTATCTCAGGAGTTTTCAAAGTATTTACAAGTGCACATAGTGCTTTTTAAAGACAATAAGGCCAAAGAATATTATAAAAAACTATTAGGGCAAAGCAGTACCGCGTGGCCGGGCACCACCGTCACGCCCAACGCCCAAGACATGATTTATTTTTTGCAAACAGGTGTTTCCCCCCACGGCGATCTCGGGCCAAACGCCACGTGGAGTTTTTGGGATCTCACTCAAGGGGTTGATTATGAATATATTAAGATTAGCAATATATTTAGCCACTTAATTGCATCCGTGGGCGGCAGTGATATAATGTCGAGTAAAGAAAAATTCCACCATATTAAAGAAAAATATACAAAAATATTACCAGACGGGACGATTGTACATAAGGTACCTATTCAGATGTCGACAGAAATCAATGGTGCGTTTCCATCTGATTTGGCCGCGATTGCATACTCTGCGCCACTCGCATCTGAGTTTTCGGAGGTTCTAACCATGTATGGCGTAGAAAATATGTCCAGTCCAGTCGCCGGCGACGATAACGCTGTCCCCACCCACCCCACGGGCCGACTCGCGACCGAAGTAATTATTCAAAATGGTAAAATTCAAGATAGGGGGATGATTTTCTTTGTTTCAGCCAAGCAAGATAGTCTAGAATTTAAGCATATGGAGGGACAACTTTGGTTTGGCGGAGTACATAAAAATATTGACAACGATGGGAATAATAGATATGCAGCCGGCAATGAACATTCAGAGTTCTCACATCCTTATTTAGATTATATTATTGTACCTAATCAGAGAATACAAGATTTTAGACAAATAGCAATAATGCAAAAACATGTTGCTAATTTCAACCCTATTACACAATTAATATTTGGAGGAGATTATATTGATTTAAGATCAAATACCGCAGCTGCAAGCTTTGATAATTATGGAACATTTTCTAATCTTTTAACTGCAGTTGACAAGGGCAAATATGTAAAATTATTTTTTAGTATTGATTGGGGGAAGTTGCTTAAAAAGCACTGTGCGGTACCAGCATTAATGGACAAACTCGCATCCGACCAAACAGACGAAAGTACAAATGAACTAAAAATGATGATGAATGCCACCGCTACACCAGTTTCATTTAAAGTATTCAGAGAAAGAATTGGAGGCCCCACCGAAACAAGAGTGGTAGATACAAAAAATAATGCTAGTATTATGATAAACCGATTAGGAAGAGAATTAATTTATGATAATTATCCAGCACTCTATTATTTTAAAAACAAAAAAGATCCAGCTAACAATGCTGCGTCTTCTTTATTGCCCATTAAGCTTAGTCCAACTTTCCACAGTTTTAATGGATTTGCAAAAAGTTATTCTTTAACAGATTATGATATAGGAGCAATATCTAGTGGCCTTTTTAAATATTCAGTTGAGATCGGAATAAAAGATCCAACAATTAGTTTTTTTGTACTCGGGCTTGACGTCATGCGCGCCGGCACGAAAGCGCTGAAAAAATATATGTATCTAGCTAATGGAACTGGTACCGAATTAGGAAAGGCGGCACAATTGAATTATTGGAATTCTTATTTAGGAAAATTTGAAAGTGGTTTTATAGAAAAGGCTACCGACGCGACCGGTGCCTACGGGTTCAGCATAGCACCAAACGATGATCCTCTTTTGAATTTGCCATTAAGCATCCAGTACGCGCTCACTGCCTTTGATTTTATGATGAAACTTTCTAAAAAAGACTGGACCTCTCTTAAAGTCGACATCAGCACAGAAGATACTCCAACGCTCTCGTCTGAATGGAAAATAGCAATTGCTAATATGTTGAACCCCGACACAGCAAGCCCCGCTTCTATCACAGCGGTCTATGAAATATTTGATACATTAACTTCCCATCTAAATAATTTTATTAATTCTTTCTCTACAGCAAAGATGCCCAAAGTGGACAGCGGAGAATTTTACGAAGTCGACGATGCCGGGAACACAGTTTCTTTCTCGGGAAGCCCCCTTCTTCTCACCAATTCCCCAGTGTCTTCGGGAACGCCACAGAAAAATATTATTGTTACTCACACCTTTGAAGATCCCACGGAATTAGTGAATACAACAAATTTTGATGCCGGGTATGATGTATTCGCGAACATCAAAAATAAAATGAATTTCAGTAATGGACTCAAAGTTATGCAACTTTCATTATTGTCGGCTAGATCACATCAAGAATATGAAAAATATTTTAAAGCAAACGGCACTTTAGACGTACCTTTCCATACCAAGGCCCCAGACCCTTTCGGCGGGGGCGAATACGTCGCGAATCTTTCCGACGCCATAGATGATGGTGGATTAGTTCCTACATCTGTTTTTACGGTAGCAATGAATGAATATGTGCAAGGTAAGTGGACACAATATACAAGACTTCCTTTAGCCATCAAAGATTTAAATGAAGAAAACGAGTATTGGAAATTAATAAATAACATAATCCGCTATAAGCTTAATTTAGCCGGAAACCCGGGCGACGAATCGTGGTTAGGTTACGGTGGCCCCGGGGGAAAATCAAAGGATCAAATACCGGGAAGCCAATTTATCAGCAATACGATGGAAAGAATTCTAAAAGAATACCAATCATTAGCTTATTTGGGTGCCAATTTTATTCATGAGCACAAAGCATTTTGGGGTGAAGGCGAAGAAGGACCCAAGGGGGGCAAAGGCGCTTTTCAAAAAGGTGTTGAAGGACTTCCTTATGCCGCAAACTATGCGGAACTCCAGGAATTAGAAAAAAATGGTACTTTGGTGCCATGGGCAAAGAACGTTAAACAAGAAAGATTTTTATTATCATTGGCTATTCAAGATTATTGTAATTTAAAATATTTTGATAAAAAACTTGGGTCTTATAATGCAGGGACTAAGAATTCTCGGATAAACAAATTTCTTAAACTAGATCCAAGCGTCGTTTTACACGCGCTCCCCCTTCAAATTAAAGTTTTGGTGGCTTGTCACAATACCATCAATCATACGCTCATACAGTGGGATAAAAATTATTCTACTGATAATAATCTTTATATAGGTGAAGTGGCCCCGAACGCCCCACTCGACGCCGCTAATAATAAAAGTTTACTTTTAGATAAATTTGGAGATTTTTGGTATAACCACCAAAATTTATTTGCAGTAGAATACTTATCAGGGTACAAAACAATAACACCACCATCTGTCCCAGGCCTGGTTCCACCTTCCACAAAATTTGAAAATATTTATAACTCTACTATTAAAACACCAGTTTGGAGTCCACTACCTACAGGTCTGCAGTATACCGGAATTTTATTATGTCGAATTAAAAAATTGAGATTTTCCTTTTTCAACCAAGGTCTCTATGATCTTTTCGATATGCCTCTTTATGACGAATATTTCTTTTTAAATTCAGGAAATATTCCTAACAATTGGGTAAATCAAACTAAGGGACAACAAATAACGTCAGACGTGGGATGGGCTTAAAATAACATATTTGTTATTAAAACTAATTAATTATAGGAAATTTAAATATGGCAATTAGAGTAACACAATTATACAATTCAAACTTTTTTTCACAAGTAGGCAATGAATACATTTGCACCGGGTACATGTTTGATGAAGATCTTCAAAAAGAGCCCATGGACATTCAATTAGAAAAAGCCAGTATTTTCATGGCCAATCAAGTAATGATTGATCCAAACACTGGAGAGGTTTTAACGGGCGCCACCGCCAACGTAGCAGCTGCAGCAGCCACAGCCAAGTCTACCGGGGGCGCATCAGCGCCTGGTGCTTCGTCAATGGGCGGCGCAACACAAGGCAGCAATTATTAAAAATGGCTTATATTGATCCAAAAACTGGCGACGTTTTAGGCGAAGACAGCCCCGAAGTTGAAAGTGCTATATTAAACTCAATAATAAAGGGTGCTCAATCACAATTAATTTGTATACCTTTTGGCATACCGTATGCGTGTCCCGAAGGGTATACTTGCCCAGGAATACCCTTGGGATCCCAGGCCTGGATGCCCGGCGTCCTTGATTCTTCTGATTTCGCTGAGAATTGGGCTCTTCAACTACTCGATACAGTCGTGTCGAATATGACGCCTTATAATTATGATTTTTCAATCGGTGGCAATGGCAATTCCGCGGGCTGGAACGCACACCCAGGATCTTTCGCGCCACTTGCGCAGGATGTTCATGACTTAGACAAATTAAGAGGGCTTGTTTTTTCCAGAATTAAAGATACTAGATATGATACAAACTCCTCAAATGCCCCTAAAATTTTTATAGAAGAGCGTTCCGCTGATTATCTAAATTATTCATATAGCCCGTACGCGCTGACGATGCAAAACGAAGGCGGCATGGGAATCAGCCAGGAAAACCTTAAGTTTTTGTCGGGCTGGATACCAGACCCACAAGAGGCAGCGATTGGACAAGATAAAGGCCACGATACCTTGGGCTTGCTTTTATTAAAGATGGCGCTCACGGTCCCAGCCAATTCTTATCTAGATGCGACTTTTAGAATACAAAAATCTTTTGCCGAAACGGCGTATACTGAAGCTGCTGGGGAGGCGCTTGGAATTTCAGATCCTGTAAAAGTTAAAGCGCATTATAATTTTTATATACAACCATATGAAAAGATAATTAAAGACTTACACAAACTTCCACTCGGTTCGACTGATATATTGATGACAGAAGTAATAATACCTAATTTATATGCGTTAATGATTGATATGCCCAAACTTGGAAATCCAGGATTAACATCAGAGTTCGACCTCGAACATGGAGATCAGTGGCAATATCATGGCGACGACGAGGTGATATACACCAATGCAGCTTTTAGTTCTGGATACGCCCATGCAGCAGCCACCATCACCCCAGGCATAGTGTACACCCCAAAGGCGAAGTCCGGGCCGGTCGAAACCTTCAATGAGTATTTAAACAAATTTGCAGAAGCTTTGAAAAAAACTGCCGAAAGCCACACTGGCGACGTACCTTATTCTTTGAGCCTCACTCTTCCAGAGAAAAGAAAATATGATACTATTGGGGTATCGGCATATAAAATACAAGATTATATGGATGAAGCGGATAAGATTAAGAAGTTTTTTCCAATGCATGTTGATATAGAGATTCCGGCAGAGAATGGCGGTAAGATTGGAAAAATACTTTATGAAGCTTCATTATTTGATGAGTTTATGCAATTAATAATTGCAGCCATGTTTCCGCGCGGCACCAACAACAACGTGGATTTCCACTGGCCGACAACTATAATTAAGAAGGATTCCTCTATCTATGATGATCCTCTTACACAGGGGGTTGATCTCGCAAAAGAGAAAGACACTCTTTATCGCGAACCTTTAATTAATCTATGGCTGAATGATATCTTGAACGACGCCTCGATGCCAGATTTAGATAATTTTAAAACCAATACTCTAGGCACTCTCATTGATGATGGCCCCACACTCAACTTTTTGAAGAAGATCAACCCCTCATTGTCCGCGCCCTTTATTAGACCTATTATTTTTGGAAAGAAAAAAACAAGCAGTATGCCATTCATTACTAATTTAAAATGGGCCGCCGCAAAAAAGAAAATTTTAAATTTTATTAGCCAGAAAACAAGAGCAGTAAGTGATATATATGATGGCAAGCTAGCTTATTCTGAAATACTTTTCTACGAAGTGGTAAAGTTCCGCCGCACCGGGACCCCCACAGATTTTGGAGGAACATTTGTGCAAAATATTTTCTTACCAAACACACCCAATATGGCAGTTTTAAAGTACATTGATACGCAGGTTAAATACGACAGTGATTATTATTATCAAGTATATGCGCACACAGTTGTTATTGGTACACAATATGACTTTGCGAACATATCTAAAAGTGAAGATGTCCTTACATTGGACGACAACACCGAAGCAACAGAGACCCATATTTCCTATTTGTACACCCCATCGGTCTTTTTGATGCGCGTGCCTTACTATAACACATATGTCACAATGAGCGATGTCCTTACTGCCGAAGAAACAGGCCAAGACTTCACTGTAGATACAATGGATATAGATAAGAATGCAGCCAAGCTAGAAGAAACTCCTATTGTTTCTCACCCACCAGTTTTCCCGGATGCTGTCTTTATCCCCCTTTCTGGTGAAAAGAATAAAATATTACTAAATGCAGCCTTAAATATAGGAGAATATGATTTAGTTCCGGAGTCTATTGAGGATAACGGAGACTGGGCAAGCGACTTGGAAAGAATTAAAAAAAATCAAAAAAAGATCGGCACCAAAACAAAAATAACTTATAAAGAAGATGATTATTGTGGCCAAATAGAGATTTTAAGAATAGAAAATCGGCCTCTGGCGTGGGCAGACTTTGCTCCAATAAGCAATTATTTAATAGGCTACGCTGGGGGCTCTTCCAATTTTGGACAGATCATCGAGCAACAGCCCAACAAAGACTATTACTATACCGTGAGAGCTATCGATGTGCATGGATATTATTCTAATCCATCGCCGATCTATCAAGTAAGAATAGTTAATAAAGTTGGTGAGGCACCCTATACTATAGTCAACATGTTTTTTATCGATGAAGAGCCAGAGAAGAAAACAGTAGGAAAAAAAGATTTAATGAAGTATATACGAATTCAGCCAGCTTTTAAGCAATCATATCTTGACGATAAATCAATCACAGAAGATTATAATTCTGTAGAAGATTTTACAGCTGCCATAAGCAATGGAACCGCCGTCTTGTATAATTTCATTGGAGACCAAACCTTAGAGGAGGATAAAGAAGTATTTGGTCATGAATTTAAATTTAGATTTACTAGCAAAAAAACTGGAAGAAAGTTTGATTTGAACCTTTCTATCGATGAGCCGTACACAACAGCAGGAACTGGCGAAAGTACACTAGGCGTAACAGATAGCTATAGCTCAGGAAAATGTTAATTAAAGAACGAAAAAACAAATAAAACTTACTAATTATATAAATAAAGGAGTATTATTATGGGATTTTTAGATAATAGTGGTGACATTATTTTAGATGCAGTGTTGACCGACGCTGGCCGCAAAAGACTAGCAGAGGGAAATGGCTCATTTAAAATTACTAAATACGCTTTTGGCGACGACGAGATTAACTATGGTAATTATGATCCCACTAACACCAACGGCAGCGCATACTATGATTTACAAATTCTACAAACCCCCATACTAGAAGCCTTTACAAACAACACCGCAACAATGAAATCAAAATTGATGACCTTAACCAATAACAATATTCTTTATTTACCCGTAATCATTGTAAGTCAGGCCATCTCAAGATACCAACTTAATAATATTATAGGATCCGGCTCAGTTGTAGTACCAGTAGATATCACAACTGTTAACAAATTCACTGATGTCGACAGCGCACCCGGGCTCGGCATGGGGCCTTATATTGATGGCACGAACCCTGGTGGATCTACGAGTCAAGATATTAGATGTGATCAAGGTCTAAACACATTAGAAATACCAGCAACATATAAGCTTGATGCTGAACTGACAGAACATCAATATATTGTAGAAATAGATAATCGTTTTGGACAAATTACAGCCGGCACATTAGCCGGCACCGGCCAAGTGGGACAAGTTAAACAATCATATTCTTTTATTGATGATGATAATGTTGCTAGCTATTATTTGTCAACAGCAGTATACGTTGATGATATCAAAGCAAAATCCACAACGGGCATCAGCAACGCCGAAGAACAATCGAATGACGCCCTCAAAGGCCCACGTGGCACCAAGTTAGAAATTAGAATTAGAGCCTCCACAAATTTGAGGACTAGCACGTATCTATTTGAAAGATTGGGAAGCACTTTTTCTTTTACTATCAACGGCGTCGTCACCGATTTTTATGCCATTGATACAATTGTCAGAATCACCGGCGCAACTACAGGATATAAATTGGACCTCCCAGTTAAATTTGTGAAACAACAGTAATTAAAGGAAGAAACATATGGCTACTACATTTAAAACGTTTTTGAATAACGACATTGCAACAACAAGAACCTTGTTGCACGAAGCAATCCCCATAACGGGAACCATTGTATCGGGGACATATAGTGATAATAATATTAAAAACTACACTCATGGAATGTTTCAATCTGTTTATGATTATCCATATTTAAGTTCTTCCGCAAACCATATTTTTGATCTTACGGTTGGAATGGGCGCCAATAGTTTCTTTTCTTCTTCTAAAGTTAGTCAACAATTTACCAAAAAGAGAAATGTTTATGACCAAATGGCACAAGTTTTAGTTCCCTATGATATTAGCGGCAATATTCAGGCGTTTGACCAGGACGGCAAAATCCAAGATGGTGGTAACAAATTCAATGATGCCTTTTTCATTAATTTTGCTCGCCTCTTAAACAAAGACGAAGTTAAAAAAGGATCCTTTACCATAGCCTTCTTAACGGGAGGAGTTGGAGGAGACACCACTAATTCATTAACAATATCAGATTATGGCGCCACAAGCAGCTTTAAAGTGAACAGCCCCACTGGTGAATACGGGTTGCTTTACACAAGTTCTGCCACCCCAGCCACAGACAGCGCGGTCGGGCATATTTATTATCAAGCCGGAATCGCAGTTATAACCGCTAGCATTTTTAGTAATAATTACTTAACCCCAACAGATTTTTGTGAATTCGGGGCCCCCGGAGCTACTTACGATACAGGCAGCTACCAAGCCGTTTTATCAGCTTCTACAATTCAATCCTTTGCGGACGGCTTAAGAAACAGATTATATAATATTCAATTTAATAATACAACTGAATTAAATTCAACAATTTACTTCTGTCGCGCAAATACAGGCGATTATAATTACTCTTCAAACCCGACATATATAAGCTCTAGTAAAATTGTGGTGAAAGCTAATATGCCTTTCAATGAACCCATTTCATATATAACAACAATTGGTCTATATTCTCCTCAAAATGAACTTTTGGCCGTAGCTAAAGTATCAGAGCCATTGAAGAAGACTCCTAGCAATGAGCTTACGTTGCGCGTCAGATTAGATTACTAATGTTATGCCTTATTATGAATTTAAAGACAAAGACATCCTTAGAAATACTTTAAAGACACATCCAGAATATCAATTTAATATTTATAGTGGAAGCATTTATTTAAATAATCAATATAATATATCTGGCGCCCATGTAAATAATGTAACTATGGTACCCTCTGGCTTTGTTAGCTTATACGAATTAAACATTGATAGAACTTCCGATGATAAAATTTATCCTTTTATCACAAAGGATGGTAATTTTACATCTATTGGAACAGTTACAAATGCTGAGTATAATAGTAGCTTTCAATATGGAGACGTGATCAGCGGCTCTTATCCAATGTCGGCTAGTATTGTACGGCAAAGATTTGTCACTGGTCATGGTGATTCAGCTACTTCTCGGATTACAGCCTTAAAAAACACTTTAAATTATTATACATATCTCAGCCCCGCTTATCAATATAGTTCTTCCTTGGGAGATAAAGCTCAACAAGAAATTAATTTGATAAGTATTCCATCTATCTTTTTTGATAGTGGAATAAAGCCTGGTTCTGTTGATTTAAAGTTTTATATTACTGGCACTCTTGTTGCACAAGCCACCGATAAAAATAAAAATGGTGAATTATTTCAAGTAACAGGAAGTACATATGCACAAGCTAACGGTTCAAACTCTGTGGCTGGAGTTGTTTTATATAATGAGGGCTTTGTTCTGTTAACTGGAAGTTGGGATATAACAGAAGCTAGCTATGATTTTGGAGACATCACTCGTGTAGCTTCTTGGCGAGATTTCGCAGCCGGCGCCAACGATAATCAAGATACCACACTCACTCTTTCGGCCAGTTTCCAATTTAATTTTAAAGGAACGAATGAAATCTCCACACTAGCTATGTATGCAATTGCGCCCAAGGGCAACTTAAACCATTCAAGTAATCCAACTTATCGTTTATATGAGAGTGCCTCTTTGGCACCTCGCTCGGAGCGCCATGCTTATGTAGAGTCTCCAAACATCCCAATGGCAAATACAATAAGCAGTTCATTCTGCAATTTTTCTGCGTCCTTTAAAAAACAAACATTTATTAGTAAAATAGGGATATATGATGACGATAGAAATCTTATAGCGGTAGCAAATTTGGCCACCCCTGTAAAGAAGACTGAAGATCGAGCGCTCACTTTCAAATTAAAACTAGACATTTAGAGAATCAAACATATGATATTAGGACTAGACATCTCAACCAGTATCACTGGCTATACAGTGGTAGACCATGAAGGCAAAATAATTCGCTGCGATGCGTGGGACATGCGTAATAAAAAGATATTTAAAGATCATTTTGAAAAGGCAAAATCTATAAAAGATGACCTTTGTTTTTTAAAAGCCCAGTACCCCATTAGTCAAATTTATATTGAAGAGCCATTTATGTTTTTTAACTCGGGTGGCTCTTCAGCAAAAACCATGGCGGTCCTTCAAAAGTTTAATGGGATTGTTTCATGGATTTGTTATGATATATTTACTCTCACACCAAATTATGTGAGAGCCGGCGAAGCACGGAAGCTTTGTGGAATAAAAGTACATAGAGGACAGAAAGCAAAGAAAGTTGTCATTCAATGGCTACTTGACAATGAGCCAGATTTTAAGGTAGAATATACATCAAAAAACAATCCGAAGCCTAAATATTATGATATGGCGGACTCAGTGGTAATTGCTAAAGCTGGCTACTATTTATTCAAGAAGCAGAACCCACAAGTTTGTTATAACAAGGACTTACCAAATGAAACTAACTAAATCAAAACTTAAGCAACTAATCAAAGAAGTCTTTGAGGGCGAAAGCAAAGGAACCGACGCATACCCCCAATATGAATATCTTTTAGATGAATTAGTTGACGCCGCCAGAAACGCTATAATGCCACTGGCAGTTGAAAAACTAAAAGAGGTGGGGGCCTTGAGCGAAGAAGAGGGAAGAGGTTTAACTTATAACGATGTTGAATTAGAAATTGAAGAACCCTTAATGGATGCGCTTAAGCCACTAGCTAAATTAATTCAAGATAAAGTAGATCATGCCCCGGGCCGAGAGGATGAAGAAGAATACGAAGAAGAGGAAGAGAAATACGCGCCTTCTACGGAATATACGAGTCCGAGTTTTCGCACGGCGCGAATGCAAAGCGGCTATTTCCAAGGAAAAAATTAAATGAAACTAACTAAATCAAAACTTAAGCAACTCATTAAAGAAGCATTCGAAGAAGAACTCGATGAGCCAGGTACCGGCGAAGAACGGTACAACAATCGAGGGCCCCACCCGGAAGGTGCGCTTCCAGGCCAAGGCCCCGGGGAAAAGGACTGGTGGGTCCCTGTAATGAGTCAGCTGATTCATGATGCAGCGGCCTTGTTTAAAAACGTGCCCGGCCGCGGCAAGGAGCTTTTAATAGAAAATTTCGAAATGACCGCTGAAGCATGGAAGAAAGACCTAGGTGGCTATGAGACAAAATGGAAAGCAGAACTAGGAGCTGACCACCCAGAAGAGGAATACGACGAAGAAGAGAGAGAAATCTAATGAAACTTACTAACTCAAAACTTAAACAACTTATTAAAGAAATAGCAGAAGAAAGCGAATGGGATGTTAGCAAGCGCACCTCGTTTCCTCGCGTCGTAGCCCAGATCTTAAGCGCCCTAAGAGAAGCACAAGACATTCTCGAAGGTGGCCACCTAGATGAAGAAGCGCCAGTTTCTTCTTCCACTATAGAAAATATACAAAAGATATTAGATCATCCCGCGCTTGCGGCGATGGAAGAAATGGTACCTCCCGAGGAAGATGAATATGAAGCATCTGTTTATGACAAAGAAGAATCTGCTGCTCGCCGAGAAGGCCCGTCAACTCCGATGACACCAGAAGACAGCGCGCCCCTTTGGGACGACGATGACGAAGAGGGCTGGTAAAATGAAACTAACAAAATCACAACTAAAGCAAATCATTAAAGAAGAGCTTCAAAAAGTATTGCAAGAACGGCAGCGGCGGCCAGCCGAAACCATCGGAGGGACGAAGGAGTACCCCTATGTCCCGGACATAGAACCCACACCGGAAGATTATGAATGCACAGACGTAAGCGATTGCTATGAAATATTTCCCTCTGTGGCCGGCCAGTGTGATGAAATCGTTTGTCTAGAGTGCCGGCCACCGGCCAATCGCATGCCTTGGCCAACGCACCGGCCGCGCGGTCGGTGTTACGACAAAGTAACCAAGGAGTACTGGGATGAGGATTACGAGACGTCTTAAAATGCCATAGTAAAGTTATGAACCTAACTAAATAAACCCTTGACATATTAAATTACATTTGATAATATTTATACATGCACTTTGACAAACTTCGAATCCTCGAAGAAATACTAGGAAACAATTACCGATCAAACGATGAACACTTATTCTTTTGTCCGTTTTGCAAACACCACAAAAGAAAGATGTCAATAAATATATCTAAAAA